GAAACAATTTTTAAATAATGAAAATTAAGCGGATACATACAATATTACGAAATAATGAGGATGTATATAACATTGAAGTAGCAGATAATAATAATTATTATGCAAACAATATACTTGTCAGCAACTGCCACCGTTTACGTAAAGGTAATAAGGTTAATGATATACTCAAAAAGATTAAAACGCCTTATAGATTTGGGTTTACAGGTACAATGCCTGAAGAGAATCTCGATCAATGGAATATTATAGGTAAGATAGGACCTGTCATTTACGAAAAAAATAGTTTCGATCTAAGACAAGAAAATTATGTAAGTAACGCTTCAATTCAAATATTAAAACTTATACATAAAGACAGACTGTCAGTACCGGAAGGTGGCAATGCTTATAGAGCAGAACTTGAGTACCTCACAACATGTAAATTTCGTAATGAGCTCATTACTAAGCTTGCCCAGGGATTAAAGCAAAATACTCTTATCATGGTAGACTTCATCCAACATGGTGAATTACTTTTTGATATGCTTCAAAAGACGCTACCAGATAAACAGTGTTTTTTTATACGAGGTGAGGTGGAAGTAGAAGAAAGAGATAAAGTACGACAGCTTATGGAAACTAATAGCAATGTTGTTGTTGTTGCTATCTCTAAGATTTTTTCTACAGGCATTAACATTAAGAATTTACATTACATAGTTTTTGCATGTGGCGGTAAAGCTAAAATAAAAATTGTTCAATCAATAGGTCGCGGTCTTAGGTTGCATAAAGATAAGACTAAGCTTATAATATTCGACATAGCTGATGATCTCCGCTATAGCGCCGCCCACGCTTTAAAACGGCAAGCACTTTATGAAAAAGAACACATCACCTTTGCAATCAAAGAAATCGAAGAAAAGTAAGCTTAAGAAAGAGCCTAAAATTCTAGATTTAAATCTTCCTATTGATGATACAGAAGATTTAGTTGAGATGATACCTGATGAAATACTACAGGCTATTCCTCTTGTTGAGGAGCAAGAAGCTCAACCGAAGAAAATTAAGCCTAAGGATAAGATTCATTATGTTAATAGTAGAGAATTTGAAGAGGAAATTAAAAACTACTATAAAACTGATATTCTATCTGAGAAGGTATGTGATAGCTTAAACAAGATTGCTAATGGATTATCTTATGCACCTAACTTTATGAATTATTCGTATAAGGAAGAGATGGTAGGAGATGCAATTGTAAAGATGTTTTCAGCTTTAAAGAATAAAAAGTTTAAGATTGATTGTGGTTTCAGTCCATTCTCATATTTCACCACTATTGCCTTCCATGCATTTATTAATAGAATAAAAAAGGAAAAGAAACATCATGAAGCACTAAATGAGTATAGAGATAAAGTATATACTGAATTAATGCTTAACCCTGAAGAGAATAATGGAGCTCATATCTACATTGAACCAACAGGTGACGATCCTGAAGAATAAACAACGTGGAATTATTTTTAAATAAATCGAAAGTAGCAATATTTTCTGATCTACATTTAGGGGTACATCTTGATTCAGGTATTTGGCATCAAGTAGCTCTTGAATGGTGTGATTGGTTTATTGCTGAATTGAAGAAACAAAACATTCAAGATATTTTATTTCTTGGTGATTTCTATCACCATAGAAGTGATATCTCTGTTTCAACACTTCATGTTGCAAGTCTCATTCTCGATAAATTGAGTGACTTCAATATTATAATGATTGTTGGTAATCATGATGCTTATTATAAAGATCGTTCAGATGTCAATTCCTTATCAATTTTAAGCGGTAGAAAGAATCTAACAGTAATCAGTGAAACCACATCAAGCACTCTTTTTGGTAAGACTTTAACCTTTATACCATGGGGTGGCGATGTATCGAACATAACGAAGTCTGATGCTATTTTTGGTCATTTAGAGATTGAGAGCTTTAAGATGAATAGCTACAAAACCTGTGATCACGGTACTAAGACACGTGATCTTTTAGCTAAAGCCAATCTCGTAATGTCGGGACATTTTCATTTAAGAGACGAACGCATTTACGATGAAGGTACTATTGTATATGTAGGTAATCCGTTTGAAATGGATTTCGGTGACTTAGGCGGTATAAAAGGGTATTATATTCTTGATCTAGAAACGTTAAAATATAGCTTTCATGAGAATAGACTTTCGCCAAAGCATAAAAAAATCTCATTAACTGATCTTACAAATACAAAATCTCTTACAGGAGCTGATATCAATGAAATGGTAAATGGTCACTTTGTTAAGTTTGTTGTAGATAAAAAGGCAAATGGAGACATAATTGATACACTAATACAGAAATTCTCTGTATATAAGCCACTTTCGTTTACTACAGATTACACTTATACCGAAAATAGTTATAATGTAGAGGATAAGAATTACGATTCAACAGGCGTAAATATGCAGGAAACTATTGAGGAGTTTATTAATGTCCTAGATATTGATGATAAAGGAAGTATAATTCAGTATTGTACGGAGCTATTTAAACGTGCTAGCGAACTATGAAGCAGATTAATTTTAAAAATATTACAATAAAGAATTTTCTCTCGGTTGGTAATATTCCCGTAACAGTAGACTTTAAGCGAGGTTTACACATTATTACAGGTATTAATAAAGACAAAGAGGACCGTCAAAACGGTGTAGGTAAATCAACAATTGCTGATGCAATTAACTTTGCCGTGTTTGGTGAAACTCTTCGTGATCTTAAGAAAGAATTTATTGTCAATAGTATTAACAAAAAGAATTGTGAAATTATTTTGGAAGCCTCTGTAATACAGTTTGATAGTACAGAACATATTAAGATAGTACGTACATTAGAACCATCAAAGTGTTTTATCTATATAAATGGAGAGGATAAAACACGAGACAGTATTTCAAATACTAATGACTTCATCATGAAGAAATTTAACTGCACACCTGAAATCTTTCAAAACTGTGTAATTATGACCATAAACAATACAACTCCGTTTATGGCCAAGAAGAAGCAAGAAAAAAGAAAGTTTATTGAAGATATTTTCAATCTTGGTATTTTTAGTAATATGTCTAATTTACTAAAAACCGATATAACTGAAAATAAAAAAGCTCTTGATATTGAAGGTACACGATATGAAGAAGTAGATAAGACTCTTGGAAGTTATATCCGTCAGCGTGACAATTCAATTGAAGAGCGAAAGCTAAAACATGAAAAATATACTCAACGTAAAATTAATAACGCTAATGAAATAGTAGAAATTAACGAGAAGATAAATTCTTTCAAGAGTAAGAGCGTAGATAATATAAACGTAGCTATCGACAAATTAAAAGAAGCTACAACCAAGAATGATAAAAAGATTCAAGATAATAGGCATCAAAAAAGTGAAAGTCAGACTCTTATAACTCAACTACAAAAGCAAATAGCAGCTGTCGGTACAGATAAAGATAAATGCCCGACATGTCTACGTTCAATTGAGGAAAGTGATAAGAATCATATTAAGCGTGAAAAGAAAGCTCTTAATGATAAGATATCAGAATATCAATTGACTATTACTGAATGTAATAACGTTGAGATGAGTCTTTTAGAGAAAAAAGCTGAAATTGCTACCAAGACAAAACAACTAGAGAGTAGTATTCACGCGTATGAATTAGAGTTAAAGGATCAAGAAAAATATAAGTCAAGACTTGATCAATTAAATGAATGGCAAGTGATGTTAGATCAGGATTTACATGACCTTGAACAAGCATCCACACAGTTTGATAATTTAATTAATGAAAAGAGTACTGAGTTAGATAAACTTAAGGATAGCTTAGATAAGATTAAAAATACAACACATGTATTAGATGTGGTAAAGTTTGTTGTATCTGAAGAAGGCGTAAAATCTTATCTTGTAAAGAAAATACTTCAACTCTTCAACAGTAAACTTTCCTATTATCTTCAAAAAATGGACGCAAATTGCATTTGTACATTTAATGAATACTTTGAAGAAGAAATTGTCGACTTAAAAGGCACACCTCGTTCTTATTTTAATTTTAGTGGAGCCGAAAGAAAGAATATGGACCTTGCCTGTCTATTCACTTTTATGGACATGCGTAGGTTACAAGGTGACGTCTGTTTTAATTTTAGCATTTATGATGAGCTTTTTGATTCAAGTCTTGATGCACGTGGCATCGAACTTGTTATCAGTGTATTGAAGGAACGTGTTGAGAAATACAATGAGAGTATTATGGTAATAAGTCATCGCAAAGAAAGTGTAAAAGCTGCTACAGGTGATGTTATTTTTCTAGAAAAGTGCAATGGTATAACAAGACGCGTTGATTACGTAGATACAGCTCTATAATTATATAAACATGATAAGCCCATTCGCCTCACCGTTTGCGTCTCCTTTCGCTTCACCCTTTGGTACAACACCACTACAACCGCTTGCACCGGCACAGCCTATTATTGAGCAACCACCTGAGCTTTCACTAAAGCGCGTAATGAATTATTATGCTGATTATAGCGGATGTGGGTTCTGGCGATTGATATGGCCAGAGCATATTCTTAATGCACATCAAAAGCAAGTAGTCCATGGTAGTACAATGATGTGCTTTGACCCTAATTACTTTAGAGGTGCTGAATGTGTACGTATTCAACGTCAAGCAACACCACATCAATTACAATTTGTTAGATTTCTTAAAGAGCTTAGTAAACAGCTTGGATTCAGAATTATTTACGAGATTGACGATCTTATTTTTAGTGAAGATATTCCTGAGTATAATAAGTTTAAACCTGCTTTTGTAAATCCTGAAATTCGTAAAACAGCTCAAGAGATTATGGAGTTGTGTGATGAAGTGACTGTAACTTGTGATTTCATGAAAGAGTATTATATGGGTAAAACAGCGAACAAGAATGTTACTGTTATACCTAATTACCCACCAAAGTTCTGGATGGGTAATTTCTATAATGAAAAGAAGATTTCAGATAACTACGATAGGTTCCAGAAGAAGCCTCGTATTCTCTATGCTGGCTCAGGTGCACACTTTGATGTTGATAACCGTGTTGGTCAGAATGACGACTTTGCACATGTAAATCGCGTCATTCGTGCAACTAAGGACAAATATCAATGGGTATTTCTCGGTGCATACCCGCTTCCGCTGCACGATCTTATTCAGAGTAGAGAATTTGAATACCACCCTTGGGAAACTCTTTATAGATACCCTGAAAAGATTGCTAGCTTGAATGTGAATATGATGGTTGCACCTCTACAGAACAACACATTTAATAAAGCTAAGTCAGATCTTAAGTTTATTGAGGCTTGTAGTTACGGTTTACCGATTGCTTGTCAAAATATTGTAACGTATGAAAATGCACCTTACAAGTTTGATACAGGTGAGGAAATGATTGATATTGTTGATGATGTTCTCTCTAGGAAGGGCCGATACATGAATATTTCATCTAAGATGCGTAAGCTTGCTGATGAGCGTTGGCTTGAGAATGAGGATAATATCAACAAATATGTCGAACTTCATACATTGCCATATGGACATAAAGATAGAAAGCTTTTGAATGCTATCAATGGTATTAAGGCTTGATACTATTCTTAGCTAGTATATACTATTGGTGTGTACAGGAACGTTTCATACTCACCACAAGATCAAACCATTCATCTCCATACATGGGATGAGAATGGTAAGAGAGTAACCGTACAGTCAACGTACGAGCCTTATATCTATCTTGAGACAAATAATGCGCCAGACGCTCATAGTATCTTTAATACTAAGTTAAAGAAAAAGAAATTTAGGAATCAATACGATAGATCCAAATATATCAAGGACAATAAGGTAACGCGAGTATTTGAAAACTTTAACGTATACCAACAATTTTTGATTGATGCATACTGGCAGGAGAATGAAAAACCTGAATTTACAAAGAATCAATTAAAGGTATATTTTATTGATATCGAGACCGACTGTCATAATGTTAAGGATAGTAAAAAAATTAAAATTCGCAAAAAAACAATTTCTTGATATAGAGACGTATAAATAATTTAATGGATTATAAGTTAATATATCAAAGATTATGTCTCCGCGGGCAAACTAGAACCAAAAATAGTAATATATATCTCGAAAAACATCACATTCTACCAAAATGCCTTGGTGGAGACAATTCATTTGCTAACCTAACACTTCTTACAGCCCGTGAACACTATATAGCTCATTACTTGCTGTGTAAGGTATATAACGATAGCAACATATCAGTTCGAGCTAAATTATCCTCTGCTTTTAACAGAATGTGTACGCTTAATACACATAAACGCCAATTTACATCGCGTCAATATGATGTTGCGAGAAAGTATTTTTCTAAAAATCATCATATGAAGAGTAAGGAGTGTAGGGATAAGGTTGCCCTAGCTCTTAGGAAGAAAGGTATAATTACAAGACAGCTTAGAGAGCAGCTGCTACCGCTGTGTAAGTGCGGTTGCGGTAAAAAGGTAAAAAATAAATACCACCAATATCTTTATAATCACTGGGACAGAAGTGTAACAAAATCAGGCTTTACAGAAGAAGTACGTAAACGGCTAAGCGAAAAAGCTATAAAGCGTATATTAAGCCTCACGGATAAGGAAAAGAAAGACAGATTACAAAAATCCTTGCATAGTGAGAAAGTGGATCATATTATGAGAGGTAGAAAGATATCTCTCTCCAAAAGAGGGAAGAAAACCAACCAACAAAATATAATGGGTGAAAGATTTGCGAATATGACGGAGGATGAGTTTTTATTATACTTAAACACAGTATCACCAAAGGTATGGACAAGATATACAAAATTAAGAAATAGATGTCTGAACAAGAAGTAACATTAGGGCACTTCCGTAATAATAAATTATGGGAACAAGACTACGAGGTGTGGGATGAAAAAACCGGTACATGGATAGATTATTTTTCATCATCTTATTCTACAGACACATCGTTTCCGAACCCCCAGGATCCCGATCATCCCATTAATATCATAACTATCTATGACACCATAACAAAGAAGTTTTATTCATGGGGACTTAAACCTTATAAAGCAAAATCTGTTGATGTAACATATATTGCATGTAAGACAGAGGAAGAGCTATTGCATAAGTTTGTTACTTTCTTTAGTAAAGATTATTGCGATATCCTTTCGGGATGGAACTCAGAATTTTTTGATGTACCTTATGTTATTAATCGAGTAAGAAAAGTTTTAGGTGAAGAATCAATGCAAAAACTTTCACCAGCAGGTTCATTGCGTTCAAGAACCTTTATGGGTAAGTATGGTAGAGAACAAGTTAAATGGCATATTGAGGGATTATCTTGTGTTGATTATCTTGATATCTATAAACGTTTCTGTCAAACTCTTCGTGAGTCTTATAAATTAGATGCGATTGGCGAAGTGGAATTACAAGAGCGTAAGATTGATTACGGTGATCAGAATTTGACTGAACTTGCTGATAATGACTGGGATACTTTTGTTGATTATAATATTCAGGACGTTAATCTTTTAGTAAGACTAGAGCAAAAACTTCAGTATATTCAATTATTACGAATGATTGCTTATGCTGGTCTTACGACGTTTGAAGGAGCACTTGGATCACTTTCTGTTATTACCGGTCTTTGCTCTATTCGTGCACGTCTTAAGGATAAGCGTATTCCCACTTTTGTAAAGGATGTACAAGAGGGTACAAAGAATGCTGGTGCGTATGTAGCAGATCCACAGCAAGGTTTTCAAGAGCATATAGTATCGTTGGACGCTAATAGTCTATACCCCAACACGATGATTACACTTAATCTCTCACCAGAGACAAAAGTAGGTAAGATCATTGGAAAGAATGATAAAGAAATTACTATTAAACACGTAAATGGTCAAACGTTCAATCTTACACATGAAAAGTTTGCTGCGTTTGTTAAACAGGAGGAGATAGCAATTTCACGTGCTAAAATTCTTTTTACACAAAAGGAGAAAGGTATTATACCTGATACAATTGACTATTATTACAATAAGCGTGTAGAGGTTAAGAAGCAACTTACTAAAGCAAAGAAAAAATCGCTTACTCTTACTGAAAACACAAAAGAGTATGATAATAATCAGATCGAAATTGACCGACTAAACATTCGTCAGCATACTATTAAGATTTTGATGAATACAGTGTATGGATATTTTGGCAATAAACATAGTCCGTTAGGTGACGATGAACTTGCCGAATCTATTACACTTACCGGGCAAGCTGTTATTAAAGAATCAAATCGTATTTTGACTGAATATATCAAGACAAATACCGGTCTGACCGATGAAGATCTAAAAGATAATTCACCTATTATCTATAACGATACAGATTCAAGTTATATTTCAATTAAACATCTTGTTAAAGCGAAAAAGATCCCTGTATTTGATAAGGACGGTAATGTACATCCTGATTATTACAAAGCTGTTGCTGATATTGAAGATCATTTGAATAATGAAATTATTAAATGGGGCAAAAGCGCGTTAGGATCAAAGGATTGTCGACTTGTGTTCAAGCGTGAAGCTATTGCTGATGTCGGGCTGTTTCTAGCAAAGAAACGTTACGTCCTGCATACACTTGACGTCGAAGGCATTCCTGGTAAGAAATTTAAGTATACAGGCGTTGAAGTTGTACGTACAACCATGCCTACACCTATTAAACCTTACGTTAAAAAAATTATTGAAACAATGCTTTTGACGAAAGACTATAACGCCACTAATAAAGTGTTTAATGAAACATACGAAATCTTTAAGAAATTACCACTTGAAGATATTGCATTTGTAATGGGTGTGAAGGGATATGAAAAGTATGCCAATCGTAGTAATGGATTTGAGACAGTAAAGGGAATGCCCAAACACGTTAAAGCTGCATACTATCATAATATTCTTCTTGATCGATTCGGTATTGAACGAAAATATGAAAAGATGACATCAGGTGATAAGGTAAGATTCTTTGAAGTAAAGAAACCTAATAGCTTTGGACTATCTGTTATTGGATACAAATACTATTACCCTAAGGAGTTTCAATCTATTTTTGAAATTGATTATGAAACAATGTTTGAAAAGATTATCTATTCTGTTATTGAACGTTTTTACGAAGCTGTAAATTGGACAGTAAAAAGACCAGGTAATGATGCGCAGATTGATCTTTTTGATTTACTTGGAATGGAATAGTTGATTTTAATTAAAGATATAATAATATATTAAAGATATGAGCGAAACAAAACTTATTACATTCATTGATCACATCGGCCGCACTATTATTGGTGAGTCCGTTGGTGATGTAGACAGCGGCGCTTCTTTCCTTGTAAAGAATCCTGCCATCATCCATGTTCAGCCTACCCAGCAGGGTCAGCTTAACGTACAAACAATTCCTCTCTACTTCCGTGAGTTTGTTGGAGAGAAATCAAAAGAGAATGGTACGACTTGGAAGTATCATTATGCTAATGTCGTTTTTGGTGTTGATGTTGATAACGACCCACGCCTTATTGATCAGTACAGTAAACTCTTTGCGGCACCTGCCGAGGTAGCCAACGACCCTCAGGTTGTAAAGCTTTTTGATGAGTAATATATCGTAATCTGCTCTCAAGAAACCAGATTAAATACCCGACTTCGGTCGGGTATTTTTTTGCTTGAATTTATAATCTGGTGTGGTATAATAGGTGATATGGATAAAGATTTACTTAAAACCCTTTCTATTATTGATGAGCATAATTCTGATGCTTGTTTTTTGTCTGAAAATGCTCTTTCGAATTTTACTGAGTGTTATGATACTGGTTGTTATGCTCTTAATGCTATTCTTACCGGTGATTTGAGAAATGGTGGTGTACCGCAGGGTCGTATTATTGGTTTTAGTGGTGAGTCTGGTACTGGTAAGACTCTTATTACTGGTAAGATTCTTGCTAATGCTCAGAAGAAAGGTGTTGTACCAGTTATCTTTGATTCTGAAATTGCAGTGGATAAGAATTCTGTTCGCGGTGTTGGTCTTGATCCAGAGAAAGTTAAGTACGTACCGATTGATACTATTGAAAAGTGTCGTAACCAGGTTGGTGCCTTACTTGATAAGGTTATTGCAAATAACCAACATGGTAAGATTATTATCTGTATTGATAGTTTGGGTAATCTTGCGTCACAGAAAGAGCTCGATGATGCGCTTAAGGATAAGTCAGCTACCGATATGGGTATGCGTGCTAAGGCTCTTAAGTCTATGCTTCGTACCTTGACCTATAAGGCTGCTAAGGCTCAGGTATCAATTATCTTTGTTAATCATACATACTCTGATCCTGCTGCTATGTATCCATCTTTGATTAAGTCACAAGCTGGTGGCTCAGGCCCGGTTTATATGGCAAGTATACTTGTTCAGCTTGCTAAGAGAAATGAAAAGGCTGGAGAAGGCGAGTTTGGTAATATTGAGGATAATAAATTATCTGAAGCTAACAAATATAGTGGTGTAACTCTTCGCGCACTTACAGCGAAGAATCGATTTATTCCTCAATTCCTTGAAATTGAGATGTATCTATCATTTAAGTCAGGACTAAACAAATACAGTGGCTTGCTTGCCATGGCCACAGCAAGAGGTATTGTAGAGCAGAACGGGTCGACTTATACTGTAGGTATTGATGGCGGTAAATATAAGAAGGGTGATAAGCTTGGTTATGCGAAGAACTTTACCAAGGACCCATCTTTTTATGAGGATTTTATTATTCCAGCTTTAGATGAAGCTTTGAAAAAGGATTACCGCTATCATCAAGCTGCTGATGATATTGTTGATAATGTTGTTGAACAGGACGCTGAATAATGAGTAAAGTTGTTGTACCAGTTTCCGGTGGGATAGGTAATAGTATTGACAATACTAATTAACCATCTCAAACCCTTTTTCTCTACCTTGCTTGAGCTTTCCTTTACGTTTTAAGAACCCTACATCAAAGCCAAATAAATTAAAGAATTCTCTGTTATTCTTAATATTTACAATTTTTCCACATGGCAACTTAACACAAAACGGTCGACTCTTTATATCACTTAGCTTTGATTTAACATCTGCACGGAAAGAAGGGTTGTCCTTTTTTAATCTTTGACTCTTTGCTTCGCTCACACCTGGCAGGTTGTTGAGATTATTGATCTTCATCTTTTCTGACATTAATCTTCTTCTCTCCTTCGACCATATTTTTTTCTTTTGCTCGTCAGTGTATTTGAATCGTAACCCGGTTGTGTCAAAATCTTCTGTTTGAATATGCATATTATACCAATCATTTGATAGCTTAACATTCCATAGCTTTTGATAATAAATTTCTCTTTTATTAAGATCAGCTGCATTTAGGCAATATTCGATAATATCTTTTTTAAAATTGTCTATCCCTAAAATCTTTATATCATTTTTTAGCCATTTCGAGCTACCGAAATAGTTTTCATGCCCTTTATCAACCTTCTTTTTACCTATATAACGCTTGCCTGTTACGATATTCGTTGTAATGTAGATATAACCAAACATGCAAATATTTATGGGATGGGTGTACGGAGTAATTGATTTTTAATGAAAATATAATATAATCTTTAATATGCGCAAAAAGTCCGTTATTTTAAGTTTTAGTGGTGGAGCAGACTCAACAATTCTATTACACCTAGCTGCAAAACAATTTGAGAATGTACATGCTGTGTCTTTTGATTACGGTCAAAGACATAAAAGAGAATTACTCTGCGCGGAACAACAACTATCATCGATACCTAATCTTATACAGTATAATATACTAACTCTACCGTTTATTAAGCAGTACAAAACATCAGCACTAACAAATAACGATATTAATGTACCAAAGACACAACATGTTATGGGTGATCCACAAACGTCTGCTTATATTCCTAATCGTAATATGACATTTCTTTCAATATTAATAGGTATAGCTGAGGACAGAGATATCGATACAGTGTGGTATGGAGCTGCGCAAGCAGACAGCGTGGCAGGATTTTACGACGGGTCTCCGGAATTCCTTACAGCTATTAATAACGTAGCTGCTCTTAATAGACGAAACAAAATTAGAGTTGAAGCGCCTCTTATTGATAAATCCAAAAAAGAAATTATTGAAATGGGGTTAGAGCTTGGAGTTGACTTTAGCCGTACTTGGACCTGTTACGAAGGTCTCGATCAAGCATGTGGCGAATGTACAGCGTGTTCCCTGAGATTACAGGGATTTATCCAAGCAAAGGTTAAAGATCCGTTAGCTTATTCAAAGGATATACCTTGGGATAAATTATTGGCTTAGCCGAAGTCAACACCGTGGCGACCACCTTCACCGCCAAAGGCTTGACGAGCTGTTGTTGGTCGACCACCAACGCCAAATTCACGGGCTGCGTATTCTTCAGGCTCTGCTGTTACGAGAGATAAATCACCCTTATCAGCGAATTCTTCGGCTTTGTCTCCTAGCTCGATAATATTACCTCTTTTTGATAGAACTTTAGCTGCTACTAATTTACTGATAATTCCACGAGCACGACCTGTAGCACGTGCATCACTTATTTCTGAATCCTTTTGAACAATATGTTGCTTAAGTGAAGCAATAAGTTCATTCTCATGAACACCTTCACCAGCTTGTTCAACAGCTGACTGCATTAACGTATTTGTCTCTCTATCTTCAACAGCACTTTCAGGCTCTGTTGTTGCAGCACCATGTTGAGCAGGAGCTGCTTTGAGCTCTTGACCAGATTGCTCGTCGTTATTTTCGATCGAATCGACAACAGCGTCTTCAACATCCTTATGATCAACGTCTTCACCCTCAGCGGCTTTATCGTTAAGGAATTTTACAGCCGGGGCTACAGCATTCTTAATAATACGTGCTGTATAACCTGCACGAGCTTTTGGATAACCAAGATGAACAAGCTCACTATGAATTGCATTCTGAAGACTATTCAATTGATCTTTCTCTGAACCTTCAGCATCAAAACGTCCACCAGGAAATAAAGCATCAAAAACTGGCTTAACGATCATGTCAACAACTTCATCAGCAGATTTACCAGTCTTTTTAATTAAGTCAGCGAAAAGGTATGTATCGCCAGCACGTCCTGTAACAGCTTGCTTTGTTGCTGCAGCAAACGGCTCGTATTCAGCACCGATCGGCGCTTCTTTAATAAGGCTCTTACGATATGCTTCAAAAATTAAATTGGAATCTTTATTCATAGTCTTGAATTATTTATTCTTGAGGGTATAATATATTCATAATGTGTGGAATATTCGCAGCTTCAGACTTTAACAAATATATGAAGCTTTATAATAAAAATAAAGAAAGAGGAAACTTTGCTTATGGAGCGTTATTTTTAAGCTATTCATATGATGCTACTATGAAAGTTGAAGGCACGGTTGAATTATCTAAAAATATGCTAGTTAACAACTACGATGTTGCTATGAAGCCATCGGAATTTTATTATTTTATGGGACACACCCAAGCTCCCACTAGTTCAAAACGTATATTTGATGAAAATACATCACATCCCTTTTGTTGCGGTGATTGGGTTGTAGCACATAATGGTGTACTAACTAACGATAAGAAGCTTAAAAATAGAGTTGAGAAACCGGAAAATTATAATGAGGTCGATACATCTGTAATACCCGCTCTACTTGATCAGTATTCTGATGAAATAGAGAATGAAGTTAGCTTAATTTGTGAGGTCCTATCAAAGCTTGAAGGTACATTTGGTCTTTGGATTTATAATAAATTATCACACAATATATATTTTGCCCGTTCAGGTAGTACTCTATATGCTAATTTAGTTGAAAATACTATATCGTCTTTACCTGATGATAACATGGAATCCCTTGAAGAAGGTGTTCTTTATCTTGTAACGCCTGAAGGCTTAACTTCAGTAGGGGGCTTCACTAAAAACTCTCCATTTTTTATTATATGACATTTGCAATATTTTCCTGTACTCAACAATCTGATTATAAACAAACTCTACTTTATAAAAGTATTGCAAAGATTGAACGTGAGACAAATTTTGTTTTATTAGATAAGTTATTCTTCGCAACGCAAAATAAAAAAGGGTTAAGTGAAGCCTATAATAAATTCCTTTTTGATAATCCAATCTATGATATGGTTGTTTTTATACATGATGATATGTGGATAGATGACGCAGGGTTCATTACAAAGCTTAAAGAAAATCATACAAAATACGATATCATCGGTCTTGCCGGTGGTTTAAATCCTGTTCTTAAAGCACCTGCTCTATGGCATATAATGTGTGGTGGATTTCAAGGCGGTAATCTACGAGGGTTTGCCGGTCATTATCTTCCTGATGGCATTACAACAAGTATTACAAACTTTGGACCATCTCCAGCTCGAGTTGCTATAATCGATGGAGCGTTTATGTCTATAAATGTTAAAACTGTAACAGCAGCTAAGTGGAAATTTAACAAAAATTATACTTTCCATCACTATGATATTTCAAGCTGTATTGATGCGAATAAACTTAAGCTTAAAATCGGCGTTGTACCTATCTTAACTTATCACAACTCTCCAGGATTAATGGATATCAATGATAAAACATTTACAGAAAACCAAGCAAAGTTTTTAGCAGAGTATGCTAGCTATTAATATCACTAGCTAGTATTATAGATAGGAATGGCTAAGATCGATCATGATTATTTTGAAAATGTGTTAGTGTATAAAGCGCTGACTGATGAGATATATCTTGCTTCTATTGTCGATCATATAAAACCAATTTATTTTAAGGATAAGGATATTAAACCTATCTTTGAGATTATTAAGGACTTCTTTAATCGACGAAATACTTGCCCGACTAATACAGAGATTAAAGCATGTTTAACAACAAAAGAACTCAAAGATTCATACATTAAAACTGTAGAGCGCTTTAAGGATATAGATAAAAATATGAATTCTGATGAGCTATATCAGAATACAGAAACGTTCTTAAAAGAAAAAGCTGTATACCATACAATGTTAGAAGTTGTAGAAAAACCTGATATGGATACAGCAAAGATCTTAGAGAAGTTCGAGGCATCGTGTAATATCTCACTTACTACAGAACTAGGTCTAGATATGATTGATGATGTTGATAGGGTTATAGAAAGCCTTAGTTCACAAATTAACTACATTCCAACAGGATGGACTTGGCTTGATGAGAAAATTGGTGGAGGCTTTCTACAAGATGGACGTTCGTTGTATGTTTTTACCGGTGAAACAAATATTGGTAAAAGCATATTCCTTGGCAATGTTGCACTAAACGTAGCTAAACAAGGTAAAAATGTATTACTTATTACCCTTGAAATGCCTGAAATTCTCTACGCACAGAGAATCGGATCGAATATGACCAAGATTCCGTTGAGTAAGTTGAGAACAGAGCTACCAACTTTCAAGCAAGCGGTTGACGAGTATTCCGGAAATCATCCAGGCGCTAAGATCTTGATTAAAGAATTTCCTCCATCTACAATTACAGTAGGTTATCTACAGTCTTATATTAAGAAGCTTCGTAATAAGGGATTAAAGTTTGATGCAATTGTTCTTGATTATGTTAATCTTTTGACTTATCCAGGTGATGGAAATAGTTACGAAAAAGTCAAAAAGATAACCGAACAGCTGAGAGCACTGACTTATGTTTTTAACTGCCCGATTATTACTGCTACGCAGGTTAATAGGAGTGGATTTGGTGTAGCAGATCCTGGTATGGAAACAATCTCTGAAAGCTCTGGCTTAGCAATGACAGCAGACGTTATTATGAGTATATGGCAGGAAGCAACTGATAGAGAGCTTGGCGTAATTAAGATGGGTATGATGAAAAATCGCTTTGGTCAGAACTTCGGTCAATGTATTTTACGTATTGATTATTCTACTTTAACTTTAACAGAAGATAGTCACTTAAATGATACTGAAGCATCAGCAAGTACAATTAACACACTCGCCGCCTTATCTTTATAAACATTGATTTAATCTAATTTATTATTAATTAGATATATTAATGAAAGACTTAGATAATAATGTATCACTTGTAACATATGAACAAGAGCACTTGTTTTTAGCGTTTTGCTCTTTCGTTACGTTAATACATGCTAAAAAGCTTAATCTTGCTAATGTTTTTCTATTGGTATTACAAAATAAAAAACTCCGCGATCTTTTTAAACTATATTGTGATGCAAACAATGATTTTGCAGTAGTACAAGCATTTCTTTCTTTTGATCCTAGCTTACATAAAAGCAAATATGTAATGAAATACTTGAATAATAATAAAAAGAAGATTACAATGTAGAGATGGAATCATCTCTTACGGAGTTCGAAAAACATATTTATAATACTCATCTTCGAATCTCTCGTAGTAAGAAGGGGTTACCATTCAAATATAGAAAAGATTTTGATCATCTAAATGATGCCTATATTAACAGTTTAAAAAAGATATCAATATTCTTAGCTAAGTTTCCTCATATTAAACTTGAGAACTTTATAAAAGCACCATACGAAATTTATTCTGATCAGGATCATTTTGATTTAGATTACTACACGACACTTAAAGCGACAAAGGCATATACACTATACCAAAAAAGAATTGAAACACTTGACCCAGATTCAGAAGAACAGCTTTCTAATATTATCGAAGCTTTAAAGTTTATCTCAGTATTTTGCTTTGAAAATAATATACTCATTGACAACTATATTGAACATCAAACAAATAGTACACCGTCATATATCTTGCACCTTAAGGAACATAGAATAAATGTCTATACATTATTTGGATTTTCAAACTTTGAACAAAATATAAGAACTATTAATAACGAGCTTCTTGGTTTTATTCTCGGTGAAGATTTTACGAGTAATCTTTCAGGCTTCCGATTCAAATTCTTTACTTCTAAAAAAGCAAAGAGATTAGTCGAACTTGGAATAGAAAAATTAAAAAATAAAAATACTGCTTGATTAAACTAAAACCACAACATATACTAAACAAAATTAACTATGAGCTCCTCATTCACATCATCAATGTTCGATAGCATTAAGTCAGCCCTTACTAAGAATACCGAAGGCGGTAATACTAAGTTTAAGGACTATCTCCGCACAGAAGCTGGTAATACATATACGATCCGTCTTCTTCCAAACGTAAAGGATCCTAATAAGACCTTTCTACATTATTATTCTTACGCATGGAATAGCTTTGCCGATGGTAAGCTTATCAATGTAATTAGCCCTACTACCTGGGGTCAGCGCGATCCTATTGCCGAGGAGGGTTATCGTATCCGTAGAAATGGTACAGAAGAGGAAAAGGACAAAGCACGTGCCCTTAATCGTAAGGAAAACTGGCTTGTTAATGTCTATGTTGAAAATGACCCTGTTCATCCTGAGAATAACGGTACTATTAAGGTTCTTCGTTATGGTCGTCAGTTGAATAAGATTATTATGGACGCTATCGAAGGTGATGACGCTGCTGATTTTGGTGCTCGTATTTTTGATCTCTCGCCTAATGGCTGTAGTTTCCGTGTAAAGGTTGAGAAGCAAGGTGATTATCCAACTTACGTCTCTTCTAAATTTGCTCTTCCTAAGGCTATAGCTGGTCTTGACGAAGATTCATACGAAGAGATTTACAGCAATATCCTTGACCTTGAGTCATATCTAACTACTAAGAGTTATGACGAACTCAAGGAGATCCTTAATATGCACTACTTCTGTGTAGCTGACGTTGAAGAAAAAGAAGGACCAGTAGCTATTAAGTCTACTCCTGCGCCACAGCAAGCTCCTAAACCGGTTGTTGAAGCTTCAGCACCTAAGAAGCCAGCACCTGCTAGTCTTGATGATGATTCAATCGCTGATCTTCTCAAGGGACTTGAAGACTAATGGAAACCTTTAACGATAATTTATCGCCAGAAGAGCTTAAGATGCTGACCCTTCAGTTTATGGGTCAGCATTTAACTGGTGAACTAAAAGAGCTTGATAAAAATTTAATTAGTAAAACTAATACATTAAAAGGTGCGGATTTAAATCCGCACGCTGTTATTAATTCTATTAATAATGTCATACCACAGCAACATGCTCCAACACAGGTATCTCAACCTTCACCAGATACCGTAATTACTCCAGCTATTCAAACTGCCCCTGCTGCTCAACAACAGGCCGTTCAGCAATTAGTTCAGCCCACCGTTGACCAAAGTCAGCTTGAATTTAGCTTCGAAACGAGTCCACTCTCACAACGTATTTTTGATTTTCTCGAGCGTATTGAAAGAAAGCTTTCTCTTATTGATGAGAGACTTAACGATCTTGAGGATACTAAAAAAAAGGATTGATATATCGCTTGTTTAAGCGTATAAAGAGTATATTATAAGGTAATGATTTTAACTATACCTGATAGAGAAGATTTTCTTAATAACTTTCTGACACCTCTTAGCCGTGTAGCCGATAGTGCAGTACTTAAATTACAAACAAACGGTGTCTCGTCTATTATTACGACGAGCGACAATACGCTAGTTGTTCATGCAACATATAAGAATATTCTATCAGGTGTAGAAAAAAATCTTAATATACCAGATGTAAAAAAACTTTGTCGTGTTCTTTCCTGTATTGAAGATAAGGGCTGTGTATTAGACATTTCAGCAAATCATATTGGTTTTGAATCTGCTACCGTTCGATTCAAATATTATCTTTACGAAGATAATATTATTAAAACACCTAAGCAGATTAATTTAGAGAAATTAAAGGAGTTACCTTTTGATGGTAAATTTACAATTCCTTTTACATCTGTTACATCTCTTATTAAGGGTAGTTCAATAGCAACAGAAACAAATAAGATCTATATTTCATTTAAGGGTAGTGATGTATTTGGTGAGTTAACTGATAAGACAAGAGCAAATACAGATTCATACGGTATTAATATTTCATCTGACTTTATTGGAGATAATATTAGTTTGCAGATACCGTTGAATTTTGAATTATTTAGAATAATTTCTTGTATGAAATACAAGGTATTAGAAGCTAATATATGCTCTAAGAGAGGGGTATTAACACTTGATACCGGTACAGAGACAACAGGAATGAAATTTATTGTCTCGGCACTACAAAACTAATTTACTTTATGAGCAACAACAAACTAAAAACACCAGGTTATTTTATTAAACGTCTACGAGATAATGGCTTTGTTGTTATTCGATTATTTTCTGTCTACGCAAAACAAGATCCTCGCCGCTGGACGGTTTTAGTAAATCCTAGTGAACGTTCAGTCATGATCACTTGTTATTATAATAAGAGTGAACTCGGCGAAATCTTATTTGAGATTAATGACGGCGGTCGTGAGATACCTAAGAATTATAGTATAAAGACAGATAGTATTGAAGTAATTATTGATTATTTGATTACACATGGTGTATCTAATAATATTGATTATCACGGAAAATCTCGATACCTTGTCAAAAGAATAAATAATAGTAATGAGCGAGAAACGCCCGAACAACAAGGAGAAGAAAGTGAGGAAAGCTGATCCAAAATTAAATAATGAGGATAAAGAGATTCTAAAAAAAGCTATGATTTCTGCTCTCCAGGAAAATCTTGATGAGCGTAATCATGGTATTAAAAAAGATTTGCGAGCGTTATCAACTACTGTAGAAGAATATCTCTCGTCATTTATTATCCTCGGATATACATTTAACGGTGAACCAGTACAGTGCATCTCAGCTCATAATCAGCAAGAAGCAGATTCATTAGTGACTTTAATTAATAAGTTTTTTCATAATCATATTGAAAATGAATCTTCTGAACAAGATTAAGCTTAGATCAAGTCATCCAAAGCAGCCTTTTATATATGCAGTAACTGCAGGTAAGTATCTTGGCGAATTACTTGTTTACGTCGAGACAAAAGAAACGGATTACGCTTTTTTAACCTTACCTAATATGAATATTAGGCATATACCTATTGAAAAATTTGAATCTGGTTTAAAGGATAAGATTGTTGAAGTAGTAGAGAAATTACCCTCTTTTGTACATAAGACCTGCATTCAGCAATATAATAAGAATAAAACAACATTAGCATTTAAACATACAGAGGATTAAATACTGTTATGGACACAATTCAACCAAAGGTCATTGCATCGCCTGTTAGCGGTGAACCAATAAGACCTAGACTCAAGACATATATTCGCGACAACCAAGAAATTGTTGAAGCAGAGTATATTTGTCCTGCTTCTGGGAAGTTCATTCGTAAGGGTGTTGTATCAGTTAGAGATCTAAATAAACCTGAAGCCCGGTAAAATTATTCTTGTAATTAGCTAGACTAGCAATTATATTGATAGTGTGGTACTTCCTCAGGAATATATAGTTCAGAAATTTTATCAATACGCAGGTTATCCTAAGTATAAAAAATCCTCAAATACCTATGAGGCAGGTTGTCCGATTTGTCGTGAAGGTGCCTCTTGGTTAAAGAAGCGTAGATGTTATTATCTTGTTGAAGATAGTATAATTTGTTGTCATAATTGTGGTTGGTTTAGCAAGCCATTGAAATGGATTCAAGAGGTTGCTGGACAAACATATGATGAGATTATAAAGGAAGTAAGAACGTACGATATTCTCCCGGAGGATATTTCGCATGAGGATATACCTCTTCAACCACAAAAAGTAAATGACAAGTTGCCACTAGATTGCATTAATCTTTTTGATACTAATCAAACAGAATATCATAAAAACAACCCTATCGTACAAAAGGCACTAGAGCTAATTAAGAAAAGAAAACTCGATACAGCTATTAATAGACCGAGTTCTCTTTGGTTGTCGTTAACTGATAAAATACATAAAAATCGACTAATCATACCATTTTATAACGAAAAAGAAGATATTATATTTTATCAGTCTAGAACAATCATCAATCAACCTAATGATAGGCTACCGAAGTATCTAAGTAAAATTAATGGTGAAAAGGCTTTATTTAACTTAGATAAGATTAATCCTGAACTAGACTATATTTTTATCTTCGAAGGTCCAATTGATGCGTTTTTTGTTAAAAATGGGACAGCTGTAGCTGGTATACAGGAAAACAGTAACAATACATTTTCATCACTACAACAGTCACAAATTAATATCTTTAAATTGGCCAAGACAATATGGGTTCTAGATAGTCAATGGCTAGATTCAGCCAGTAAAATTAAAACAAAACGTTTAATAGATCAGGGAGAAACGGTTTTTATCTGGCCGGAAAAGGTTGGTACACGATATAAGGATTTCAATGACGCTTGTATAGCGGCTAATATTAATGAAATATCGTCGAAGTTTATATTAGATAACTCTTATTCCGGACTTAAAGCCAAACTCCTTATGTCGGAGATTAAATCTTAGTCATTTGCTGAGGCAAGATATCCCTTAAGAGACTGACTAAGGGTACCGAGATCTGCTGCAAGACGCGCAATCTTCTTCTTTTCACTTCTCGCAATGTCCTCAAACATCGTATCGCAAGGCGCTGAATGTAATTGAATTTGTACGGAGTTACTCTTTGTATCGTTAAGAAAAATAACAAATTCATCTATTTTCTCAATCCAACTATTCAATGTATTAATTTGATCAATCTTAACATGATCAATGCGCTGCTGTCTTTCAGCAGCCTTTACATCAAAGTCAGAAGGCTTTGCAGTATCAAGCTGCTGTGCCATGGCGTCTTTATCTGTTGCAGGTGGCTGTACCTCTGGAGCTGGTGCTTCATCTGCTTCTAGAATATAATCGAACCTTGACTTAAAATAACTCATAATAGTATTTATAGCCGCGATTAAATAATTTCACATGAAAAAGAAAGTTGTATTTGAAGACACAGTTTCGGTATATAATAAATGGGTTTCAGGTCAAGCTTCACGTGAATTTAGTGCAATTAAAATGAAGTTTAGTGACTTGTTAGGCGATGATAAAGGTAAGAATACACAAAGCCCAAACGATGCTCGTGCAAATAATGTACTTCCTTTCCCGCTACCGAATACTGCATCAATTCTTGGGGATTTGCTCACTAACACGACAAATGCTATTGGCGCATATAAAGACGCATTAAAAAACCCGCTTGTAAGAGAAGATGAACAAGCCAGAAAAGAAATAGAAAATATTGTTATTTGCCTTAAAAAGTCCTTAATTGAGCTCAGAGGTATTTTTGAAGTCGTTGAAGATAGTGCAAGCAAATAAGCTTGATTTTTAACAAAACTTACGTTATAATAATAACGATGCTTAGTAGACTTTTAATTCAGCTTACAGCACTTATTGCTGTATCAATTTTATTTGGACTTGTTCTTGGACAGTTTCATGTAAATTTACTTTACAGTATACCACTTGGTATAATCATACAATTCGGCATATATTACGCTTATATTACTGCGCTTAATGCTTACGTTGAACTTAAAAATAAAAAACTTGAGAACGAAAGAATTAAAGAATTTAGCTTACAAGGCTTAGAAGTTACATGCCCATGTGCGTTAAAGAAAACAGAGTTTGTACCAATCGTATTGAACACACCTAATACATATAAGTGTGATTTCTGTCAAAAGAATGTAAGTGTCTATATCGTTCCTGAGACAGCAATGATCACTGAAACACTTGCAAACATGACTTTACCTACTGAGATGCCTCTACCTCAATTTGATAATGGAAATTCCTGAAAGTATTAATAACCTTACTACAGAAGTAGTAGCTAGTCAACTTGCTGCATCTAATGTGCAAATGCAAGTAAATCTCAATAATATTATTGATTTGATCCGTCAGCAATTACCTTATTATGACAATAAGGCATTTGACGAAGGTCTAGCTTTCTATAAAAAAGACACAAGTTCAGATAAAGACTTTACTAGGAACTTATGTTATCTTTTTTGTGAAACGCTTACAAAGGCTATTAAGACGTCTTCTATTGCCGATGATAACAAAGCTGAAGTAGAGCGAGCAATTACTTCAAGTATTGATGGTATAATTCAAAATATTGAAGGAATATACCGTCTTATACGGTTTTTAAATAGTGATAAGAATATTATTGACGTTCAAAAAATTTCATGCATAATACTCGGATATGTCATCGACACCATTAAACGAAAAAACGTCACTAAAAACTGAACTTAATAAGAATAACATGTCATACGACGAGTATGCACGTTGGCTATGTCTTCTTGAAGGTATTGAATTAGTAGGTAAGCGTGAGGAGCAACTTAAACGTCGCACAGGTGTTAACGATATTGATTGGATCAAGCCTTTAGCTTTTCAAAAATATATTGATGAGCGCTTTCTGTCAATGAAATCAGATCTTGATGAAATTGAACTTAACAATGCAATTACTGCCCCAACACTTACATGCACTACATCATTGGTACCAGCTTTAGCGTAAAGGCTGATCCCCGTCGTGGGTTTAGATCTTTAGAGAATCAATTTAATACAAATATATTGTATAAACTCGTCAATATAACTGTTGACGCAAACAACACGCTTGCATATAGATTCGATGGAGTTGATGGCTCGCGTGTTGTGTTAAACTTTGATGCAAGTAAAAACGCTGATAATTTTATTGCAAAGCTACGTAATGAAAGTTTACCGGATTATAGCAAAAACCTCGGTAAAATAGACATTTAAGCATATCCGCCGTATACACTATCATAGTCTGTTTTTGAATAATCGAAAACTTTTTGTGATGCAATATCAGCGCTATAACTATATGGCTTTTGTGTGCCAGAAGCTGTAGGATTTAATGTATCATCATATACTTGCTGATTAACTGCTTCACCGGATAAGCCAGGTTCAAAAGACCATTCAAAACGTTTTGCTTTAATTAACCAAACATAGTGACCGGCTAGAGGATTGATTTGTGCTATATCTTGATCAAGTCGCTCTGTAATTTCATAAAAATTACCATCTCTACCTTCGACACGATCACTGCCGTACTCAGACATTTGAAATACATCTCCTGACTTTGGCTCAGAGCCAGCACCGAAAACACTATAAAAGCCTTTATAGGGGACAAACGCTGTTATTTCATCATCTGATATAAGACCATACTTACTAAGCATAACAGCGTTTTCATTTAGATTAACAGCTAGAATAATAGGGAGTGGAGGTGCAAATTGTTGAGTTGGCTGCTCACCATAAAGCATATCTGCCGATAAAGTACTGAATGTATTCACATAATATTGTACTTGTTGGCCATACTGACTGATCTGCTCTTGCCAATAAGTCTCATAAAGAATACGCTCGTTCTGATTATTATTTTTATCAGTAAAGCGAAAGCAAGGATTGGTCTGATAGTTTATACTCGCAGGGTAAATCTGAGGTGTATTATTACCTGTATAAAAATCTTTTGTAGGTATTGTCATTACTTTGTTAGGGTAAAAAACCCCGGTTCATGATGTGGAGCTAAGAAGATACCTGTATTACCTAAATTGCCTCGAAAATCATTAAGCTTGAATTGATCTTTAAGTTTACGTGCTTTAAGTAATGTTATTGTTTTTGTACCAGAATTCATCCGTTTAAGAGCTTCGAATTCTTGAACAGCATTGTTATCAGATTTACAATACTCAGGTACAGTCTTACCACCTGTTGCAGAATGGGTATTGACATCGGGTATAATATCAGCCATATGCCGATGTTTTCTTAGTTCACCGGTTTTTTTATTAATATGAGGATTAAACACCTCATTAAAAAAATCTTTAAAGCTATTCACCAAAGTATTTATACAAAAAAAAGGGCCTTATTACTAAGGCCCTTTAATTTATAATCTATTTTTTACTTAAACTTACTTAAGACCAGCTACGTAAGCACCAACCTTTGAAGTCTTTGAGTTAACAACATTTGACTTACCAGTTACTGGTGTTGGATGACCCTTCTTAGCATTGACAAGAGCGTGACCTTCGTCTTCGCCTTCTGCGTCGATACCATCTTTGATCTTGCCATCGCCACCCTTACCATCAACGAGCTTTGATGTCTCGTCACCAACTACATTAGCCTTACCGCCAACCTTTGTAACCTTGGCGACTGAACATGGAAGCTCTTTAAGCTCTGTAGCTTCTGGAAGTGTATTTTCTTCATCTTCAGCATCTTCTTCACCTTCGTCTTCACCTTCGTCTTCAGCGTGTTGCTCTTCATCAGAGCCAAGTACTGCCATAAGAGCATCGTGAAGCTTACCAGCAAGTTCTTTACTGAGTGTGATTGTTACCTCATCATCACCGTGTACCTCTGTACCAGGAAGGTCAAGAGCATGTGCATCATGAAGATCTGTGTCTTCAGGTGAGTTAATGTTATCGGACATTACGTCCTCATATAAGCGATCAAAAATAGATTTGTTCATAAAATTATTTATAGTCTCTACTTCCTTTTTTTCAGGAGACTCAGAAAATTTCTCTACACCAGTAAAAGTTGGCTTGCCCTTGGCATCCTTTTTCTCGAGCGGTTTTGCAAGAGATTTTTCGTTTTCATTGCTCAAAGGCCCGCGCTTATCATAAGCTTTTGTCTTAAGCCCCTTTGGTAATACAACATCAGATGTCTTCTTACCAGCTACAGCGAAAGTGTCTTTGGTGATACCTTTAAGGTTGTTCTTCTTAGCTGCCTCAGTAAGTACTGTTGAAGCATAGAATTCACCCATTTCAACGAGATTGCGTGCTTTATTCATATTTGCTTAATTATTTATGCTAAATGGCTACTAAAAAAGAAAAACAACAATTTTATCTCGGTAATGAAAACTTACCAACACCGGACGCCTTATTTGATTATAGCTCAAACCCAGAGTGGGTTAAGGATATTGAAAAATGTAAAAAGAATATTTTATATTTTGCTGAAAATTTCTTCTACATTACCAATCTTGATGAGGGTAAAATAAAGATTAAACTACACTTATTTCAAAAGCGTATTCTCCGCTCTTTACGTGATAATCGATTTGTTATCATGTTGTCATCACGTCAGAGCGGTAAAACAACATTATTTACTATCTACGCGTTATGGATGGTATGCTTCCAAACTGACCAGCGTGTTCTTATTGTTGCTAACAAAGAATTAACAGCTATTAATATTTTCAAGCGTGTTAGAATGGCTTATGAAAAGTTACCAAATTATCTAAAACCTGGTATCTTAGAATATGGTAAAACATCTATGGCTCTAGCTAATGGATCGAGTATTGGTATTAGCACAACGAGTAGTGATGCCGGTCGTGGTGATTCAGTAAACGTTGTACTATTAGATGAGTTAGCATTTATTGATAATCATTTAGTTGAAGAGTTCTGGGCATCAGTTTATCCAATTATTTCATCATCTAAGAAATCTAAAATTTTCGTGGCAAGTACCCCGAATGGAACCGGTAATTTATTCCATGAGTTGTATGAAGGCGCTACAGAGGAAGACCCTGAAAAGCACAATGGATGGAAAGCTGAACGCGTTGATTGGTGGGAAGTACCTGGTAGAGACGAAAAATGGAAGATCAAGACGATTCGTGAGATGGGGAGTAGGGAGAAGTTTGATCAAGAATTCGGTAATACATTCCTACAATCAGGTGAGAGTGCTATTGATGAAGCGTTCTTTGATCGTTTAAAAACGGAGTGCACAGATCCATCCTTTGTATTTGATGATGGTCATTATCTGCTATGGAGAGAACCTAACAAAGAAAGATTATATGTTGTGGGTGTTGATGTTGCTGAAGGCGTCGGTGATGCAGCTTCAGTCATACAAGTTATGGATATCACTGATTTACGTAATATAGAACAAGTGGCAATATATCATAATAACAACATAAGTCCATACAATTTTACAACAAAATTACATGAAATCCTTCAGCATTGGGGCAACCCGCCTGCGTTAATTGAAAGAAATAATTGCGGTGCACAGGTTGTTGATCAGTTAAAAAATAATATTAGATATGAGAATATTGTAAGTTACGCATCAAAAGCAGGTGAAAAGACGTTTAATAATCCTGGTGTTGTAGCACATACCAATACAAAGTATAAAGGTGTGACTAATATGCGTTATTGGCTCAATGAGTTAAACACTGTACGTTTAAAAGATATAAGAACAGTAATGGAATTAAAGAATTTTGTACGATATCCAAATGGTACATGGGCGGCAAAACCAGGGAGCGGTAATCAAGATGACAGAGTTATGAGTTTAATCTGGTCATTAATGATACTTGAAAACGAAATTACCGAAAAATATTATGAAATTGTAGAATTAGATGATAATAAGCGACCGCTGAAACTCAAATCTCTTGATTACGGTATTAAATATTTTATAAATCCTACATCAATGTATAACAACGAAAACAATAAAGAAGAAGGTACTCCTATGCCTATTCTTTTTGATCTCGGTGACTCACCTGAAAAGACAGGCATTAATGAAATGGAGGATGATGGTTGGAAATTATTAAACTAATATTATGTCAAATGCTGTAACATATACCCAGAGCCCCTTTAATAAAACAAGAAAAGATAAATTTCTTATGGTATTGAACATACCAACACCATTAAAGGCAATTGCTTCAAAATTTACACGTAATGGTATTAATATTCTCCCCGATACACTTCAATTTTCGGTATTTGGTACTATTGTACCGGAGATTAATGTACCGGCGATAGAGAATCGATATGCCGGTCAAACACAATATGTAACATCGCATTCACGTACACCATATCCACCTGTAACTGTTAACTTTACTGTTGATAACCGCTTTAATAACTATTGGGTTATATATTCATGGTTAAATTTCTTAAACGATGCTAGTACTAATACATTTGATAATATGGATTTAACTGTGCCGACCAGTACGATAGCAAATCCTCACTCAAAAGGTGCATATAACCAGTATAAAACAGCAGTTTCAATTTTTGGTCTTGATGAATATAATAAAAGAGTAATAGAATTTAAATACACTGAGGCTTTTCCAACAAATCTTGGTAATATTTCTTACTCTTACAGAGATGCAGATGAGTTGGAATCTAATTTTACGTTAAATTACGATCAACTTCTTATTACCCCTGTATCAGAAATAGAAAGTCTATAAAAAGCTAAAAAAATATTTCTCAAACACCATAAATACTTTATATGGCAAGAACAATACAAAGTCCCGGCGTACAAATTAGCGAAGTCGATCTCTCACTTAATGCAAGTCTTGTAGCACCAACAAATATTTTAATTCCTGGATTTGCCCCTAAGGGTCCTTCATCAGATCCTATACAAGTCAGTACACTTTCAGAGTTCGAACAGATTTTCGGTACCCCAACTAATGCAGCTGAGCGTTATTTCTATCAGACAACAAAGGCTGTTTTTCAATCACCCGCTAATGTCTCAGTTTACCGTCTTCCATACGGTGCAGGCGCCGGTTTAGGTTATAGTAGTCAGTATAGCGCTCTTGTTTATCCTGTAATTGCTGCTTCACTGTCAGCTAACGGTACTGGTATTGTAACATTAACATCAACAAATCTTAATTACCCAGCTTCAGCTTCCAATATTAGCTATTTTTTCGGTGCACCTACGCACATTAGTCTAACAGAATCCGATTACCTCAATATCCAGCGTGGTAATGCATTCAACTGGTCAACATCTGCAGCCGATGCAAATGGTAACCCTGTGACATCATTCACCCCAACAAATACAGCTACAGGAATTGCAAATGCTAACCTTGGTTCTGCTGGTCTTATCGTTCTTAACAAATCACAAGCTTCAATCAATAGCCGTTTTGAAGGTACATACATTGGTATTGTTGATAATACAGCACTAAACCGTGCATCACAATACGACGATTTCAGCGGTGTTGCTTCTGTTAATGTAAATGGCTATATCACACCTAATAACTTCGTTCAAGTACCAACACAGCGCTTGACATTCCCACTTTCTGCCACTGCAACCGGTGCAAGTAATAGTGTTTCACAGGTTGTTGAAGGTATTTCAACTTTTGATATCTCAAGCAACGCGTTTAACGATACAATTAACCTCGGTGTATTCAAACTTCGTCAGTCTGTCTTCTCACCTGATACAATTCAACTCGATTACGTTCTACAGGAAGGCTATAACGCCTCATTTGACTATTACCGTCAGATTAACAATCAAAACGGTGGACCTGCTATTAGTTATTATCTTGATTCTGTCGATAGTAACTCAAATAACATTGTAACCATTGTTAACCCATATATTTCCAACAAGAATACATCAACATGGTTGAGTCTTAGCGGTACGCCAAACAAGAGTGTACGTTTCTTAAATACAGCACGTGCTGTACCATATACTTTTGACACAGTAACATCTGCTGTTGATACATTTGCAACAAGAACCGGTGTTACATCCGCAGCATATAACGCCCTTATCAACACTTACGGTAGCACAAATCAACTCGTAGCACTTGGTGACTACACAGTTGAGAATGTTGCAACTAAGGTAATCGGCGATGTACCGACGAAGGTCAATACAATGCTTGGAACTATTGCAAACCCTGACTTATATCCGCTTTCAATCGTTTGCGAAGCCGGTCTCGGTACAGTATACGCTAATACATTCAATCCTTTAACATCCGGTTATTTTGATGATAGTGTTCCGTATAGCAATTCTGACTTTACAGCTCTTACAGCTCAAGATGGTACAGGTTCAAGTGCTGTAGTAGCACAGTACTATCAAGCCGTTGTTCAGCAATTCGTATCCTTCGCTTCACAACAGCGTAAAGATCACATCTTCATTGCCGATCCATTGACTAATATCTTTGTACAGAATAACGTTAAGACACTCACTGATCCTAACAATAACTTCTCATCAAACATCTTCTGGCCACTATACAACTTAATGGCGCCAATTAACAATAGTTATACAGTATCTTATGCAAATTGCGTACAAGTAGCTGACCAAGCTTCAAGTAGAAATGTTTGGGTACCGTTCTCAGGCTTTGCTGCAGCAGCAATGGCTAGAACAGATTCAAATTACCAGCCATGGTTCGCACCAGCTGGCTTTACAAGAGGTGCTGTAGCCGGTGTAACAGATATTGCAATATATCCAAACCAAAAGCAGCGTGATCAGCTCTATAACATCTCGCTTAACCCAGTCGCATTCTTCCCAAATGAAGGATTCGTAATCTACGGGCAAAAGACAATGTCAAAGGTACCTAGTGCGTTCGATCGTATTAATGTACGTAGATTGTTCTTAACTCTTGAAAACCAGACAAACGCAGTTGCAAGAAATTACGTTTTCGAACCAAATACACTCTTCACAAGAACACAAGTTCTCAACGTCTTAACACCAATCTTCGATAATGCAAAGAATACAAGCGGTGTTTATGACTATTTGATTATTTGTGATGAAAGAAACAATACACCAGCGGTTATTGATGATAATTCACTCGTGATTGACATCTACTTGAAGCCAGTAAGAACAGCTGAGTTCATCTTAGTCAACTTCTACGCAACAAGAACAAGTCAAAACTTCGCTGAGATTGTTGCTTAATTGAGATATAAACAACTAAATAATTACATAATATGGCCGATACAAACCAACTAATTAGTACATTCTACAGTGAAGCTGCAAATCGCGATTTCGCGCGTGATTTTAGTTTCAGAGTATTATCAATATCAACAGGCGGTGCTACAGACGCTGCTAATCAAGTTATTAACTTCGGTGATACTGATCTTGTATATGTTAAGACAGCAACATTACCTGAAAGAGCTATAACAAACGTACCTGTACCATATATGGGTCTTAACTTCAATCTTCCTGGTAATGCAACTTACCCAGGTTCTGAAGCCTATAGTTTAACTTTCTACGCTGATGCTAACTCACAAATTAGACAGAAGTTTGAAGATTGGTCACGCTATACGTTTGACGACGCAAACAGTACAGGTGATTACCTAACACCAGATCAGACATCTGTTATCAATCTTGCACAGCTCGACAGCAAATTAAATCGTATTGCAACATACAATCTAGTTGGTGTATCACCACGTAGTGTTGGTGCTCTATCGTATAATATTGCTGCTGGTACAGGTCAGACCATTGAGTTTACAGCTACAATGGCATACCATTATTTCACTCGTACATCACCCTAAAGAAGTAGCTACCTAAGCTAAATAATTAGGTGAATGATCCGTTTAGTAGTGCACTCGATAGCTTAGGGCAGAATATTGCCGGTATTGGCTCGGGGTCTAACCCTCTTTTTGCCCCTCAAGCTGCTCAACTCTTTGGACTAAATCTTCCTGCTGTACCGATAATCAGTACACGGGATTATTTCCTGACTCAGATGGAGTCATGGTTTACAGCCATACCTATGGCAACTCAATGGATTATTCTTATTGATAGCTATCCACCTGGCTTGACGACATCTATTATTCAAGGATTAGAACGTACTGATGGTTCGAAGCAAGGCTTTGATATAGATAGTGCTAAGAATATTTTAACTTCATTCCCTTTAAACAAAGTCATTGGTTGTTTGTTTGCAAATAATATTACAATACCGAATGAAGCTTGGAATGTAGAAAGTGCCTCTGTAGATAATAATAGAGGTTTTATTCCAGGTGTTTTAGGTGGTGGTAGAAACCATGAAGCACCAGTTTTAGATATAGGTTTTAGAGAAACAAATACATCGTTTATTGATTTCGTTATACGCCCTTGGGTAATTCTTGCAGCTCACTTTGGTCTTGTGGCTAGAGACCCAAACGATACAGCCCAAGCACTAAAGAACATGAAAGTTAATATGCACGTCATGCAATATACGCGCTCAAGGGCTGGTGTGTCAATGATACCTCGTAAGATTTGGAATTTCTATAATTGTGTACCGTTCACAGTTAACGAAGAAACTTTAGAGTATACAGAAGAGAAGATGACAGTGTTTAATACTCGCTGGACGTACTCCAACTACACAGTATCAAATAATCTCTACTTACCAATTGTAGATATCATTCATAACTTTGCACAAAACGGTGCACCGCAAATCGGTAATCCTAGTATCTTCAAGGGGTATGGCCTACCTGTCTAGCATTGAGTTTCTCGGTCACATGTCTTAAGTAATCCTTGTGAGACAATTTGTATATACAGTCTACCTACCTGGACAGAAAAAGACAGTACAAATAAAGGAATTACAGTTTAATAGATACAAACATCTAGTCAAAATTATTACAAATAACAATGATGAAATTGTTGCAAATTTCTTCGATGAACTTTTAATTGATCTCTGTCCAGAAGAAAAAAATATACGCTCGTTTTCTTTTCTTGATAAACTTATAATACTTCTAACTATTCGTATAGTATGTATATCACCTCAATTAGAACTAATTGTTAACTGCCCAGTAACACAAAAACAATTTAATACAACCGCTAAGCTTTCAGATATTATTGACAAATTACAAAATTTAAATCTTGCTGATGATGTATACTTAACGACTAAAGAATATAACACCGGTGATTTAAAGATTGACCTAGGTATGCCTTCAACGCTTAATATTAAGGAAAGAGATCTTACAATTATAAACACCGTTGTTAAGAAAATCTCTCTTAGCAATAATAGCACAGATAATATAACAGAGCAACTTATTGATAGATTGCCTGCATTTATATTGAGTGATATTACAAGTTATATTAGTTACTTTAATGAAAGCTTGCAGAATATAAATCTGATTAACATTCAATCACCCTTTGCTACAGCTGATACGAATATTAGCATACCATTAAATTTATTTTCTAATTCAATAATAGAATTTCTTAAGATAATTTTTAAACGCGGTCTATTATCTATCTATGAACTTGAATACTTTCTAATCAATAAACTTAATATTGATTACGATCTCATCAAAACATCAACACCCGCTGAATTAAACGTATATATAAACTTCTTTAAGGAAGAAAAAGAAAAGGAAGAAAAAGCTGAACGTAAGAAGAGCTTGAATTTACCAAATACTGGACCTATATAATAACATGAGTAGTAATGTAAGCGATATTCTTAAGCAATTAGATACCTTAAATCAATCAACAGGTATTGATGTTTTTATACCATCTTTAGCTAAAAAAGTTAAGTTTAAAAACTTAAACCTTAAACAACAAAAAGATTTACTCAAAGCGTCTGTTGACGAAACACTCACTAAACTTTCCTTTATTGTTAATTTTTATAGCATCATTCAAGAGAACCTTATTGATACAACTATTGATATTAACAAGCTCTATACATTTGATCGACCTGCTATAGCACTTGCCCTTCGCGTAAGTGGTTTAGACAGTAACTATACATCTGAAGATAACGTATACGACCTAAACGAGCTGCTTAACACAATCCCTACAATTGATACGTCTAAGCAAGAGTTAAACGCTATAATTGATATACAAAACTTGACAGTAGAACTAGAAGTACCGCATCTTAATACAGATAGGGATGTCAGCCTAGCTACAATTAACAAATTAAAAGGTATTCAGGATAAAGATATTAAGACACTTGTTGGTGAGCTCTTTATTCATGAAATTACTAAATTTGTTAAAACTGTTACATTTAAAACAGAAACCGAAGATCAGGCAGTAGCGTTCTCAGGTCTTAAGATTGAAGATAAAATCGCTATTATTGAAAAATTTCCCTCCAACCTTACAAGCAAGGTATTGGAGTTTATTAAAAATTATAGAGATTTTGAAGCTAAATTTACAACAATCGATACAGTGAATATCGAGATTGATGGTAGCTTCTTTAGCGTATAATTGAATCATACTTATATCTAGATTGTTTAGTGATAAATAATATAGATGGATGGTATAACATTTGACCAATTACAATCTGTTTTCGGTGATGTAGAGTCTGAACTAAAACAGACAAGTAGTCTTTTGGAAAACATTCAAGGATTTCTTAATCAAAAACTTAAATCTTTTGATGAACCTCTTGAAAAGCTTAATCAAATTTCATCATATCTTAAACAATTAAAAGAGCCAATTGATGTAAAAGAAATTGACAAACAAAAAGTTGTTAATAAAGAGACAAAACAAGACAAAGATAATACAGCTAAAAAAGGTAATTCGATATTTGATATTGAAGCAACTACAGCTTCAAAAGTTATTTCAGCTAGCGCAAAAGTTCTACCTGTACGTGTAGTTGATGATCCAAAGAAACATACCCAAGTCGACATTCTCATTCCACCTGTAACAAGAGTTTTTATCGAGAATTTGCTCGGCGATAATATAAAATTATTAACCGAATTTATTTCACATGAAACTGATCGTTTAATTAAATCCCTAAGTAAGAAAGAAGAAAAAAAAGAAGAAAAGAAAAATTGGTTAGATAAACTTTTAGCGGGACTAATGGGTGCTGGTTTAATTGGTAAATTACTAGGTGGTCTATTAAAACCATTTGAATGGCTTGCAGGTAAACTTTTTAAGTTATTACCAACTATTCTCAAGGATCTCGGTAAGCTTGTAATGCCCATTATACGTGGACTTCTCGGAGCTGTTGGCCCATTACTCGCCGGTGCAGGACTTGCTATAGCTGGTATTGCAACACTCTTAAGCGGTCTGAAAGATTCTGGCCCATATAAGGGATTAAAAAAACTTCTTGGTAAAGGGCTTTTAAGTATAGGATCAGGAATTTTAAAAAAAGAATTTGGTAAATTGAGTAAACTTGCTTTCGATTCAGCTAAAAGTCTCTCAAAGGAAAGTAGAAAATTTGTTTTTGGTGCAATGAAAGGCTTAAAAGGTATTTTTAAATATATAGCTGAAGCACCTGGTAAACTTTTCGGTGGTATATCAAAGGCGATAAAGAATCTCTTCTCAGGAGGCGCTTTAAAGGAGGCTGGTGAAGTTGCAGCAAAAGGTGCTGGTAAAGGTGGGTTTAAGGCTATTTTGGGTAACGTTGGTAAATTTTTAAGTGAAAAAGTTCTCAAGCGCTTACCGTTTATTGGTACTCTTATTGGTTTAGGGTTTGCTTTTACACGTTTAATGAAAGGTGATGTTATAGGTGCTTTACTTGACGTTGCGTCAGCGCTTGCTACCTCTGTGCCTGTAGTTGGTACAGCTCTTTCTATCGCTATTGATGTATTTAGCGCTGTAAGAGATACTCAGACAGGTGGATCTGAAAAGGCAGGTGCAGGAAATATGGAGTGGATAGAAGGTATGAAAAAGTGGATCTGTGAACGTATTAAATATGTACCTGTTATTGGACCGTTAATTGATATGGTCAAGGCATTCGGTGACGGTAATTATCTCGATGCGTTAGGTTACCTTGCTAAAGCTGCTATACCTCCTCTCGGTATTCTTATTGATATATTGAACAATAAAGAAGCTGTTAGTAATAATATTGCTGACGCTGGTAACTGGGTTGCTGATGCTACATCTTGGATATATAGTAAAGTAAAAGATATTCCAGTTATTGGCTCGTTAGTGAAAGCTGGTGAGGCCATTGCTGGAGGTAAATGGGGAGATGTATTAGGGTATCTTGGCGAAGCTATTGAACCTCTACAATATATCGGTAAATTAATTGAAAGTGGAGCTGAAAATGTCGCACAAGCTGTTACTACCGGTGATTTTAGCAGTATTAAAACATTCTTTACAACCATTAAAGATAGTCTTATTAAAGCTGTACTAAATTTACTACCTGATGAAATTTTTGGTATTAGTGTACGGTCAAGAGTAGCAAAAATGTTAGGTATTACCGGGTACGGTGATGTTAAAGACGGTGATAGTGCTGCCCAAAGTACAAGTGGTCAACCTTCGCCAACAACATCTACTAAAGCACCAAAGAAAGAAGAAAGTCACTGGTGGAATCGTTTTAGTAAAAAGACTAACGAAACAACTAATACCAGTGCAGCAAATACACCGCAAGCTACAACACCGAATAATAACAACACAACACAGCCTAGTACAAGTACTGGTAACGTAGCACCTGTCACATCACAGCCTAATATAAATGCAAGCGAGTCATCAGCACCTACTTTACCATTAGCTGTAAACATACAGCCTAGTGACCAGCCATTTGTACCTGATGCAAGTGATGATGATAAGGATGATACAGCAGATAGTATGAGCGATATGAGTGACTCATTAAGTGAGCATTCAAATCTCTTGAAAGGTTTAATTGAATATCAAAAACAAACTGCAGCTAATACAAAAGAATTAATACAAGCCTTCATGAAAAATCAAGGTAATAATAACAACGTAAACGTAAACAATGTTAATAGTTCTACAAATATTATATCAAGCCCGGTAACAAGTTCTATGTTCAGACAGGCTGTACTGCAACGATAGAAGTAATTAAATAATAGTATGCCAAATTTCCTCTGGGGATTCACAAATAATATTACGGGTGCAAGTGATGCATCACCTAATAGCCTTGCTTTACCTGAAATAAAGCCAGCAGGTACAATAGCTAACGGCTTTAGCGTTAACACTATCAAGACACCAACAAGTCTTGTAAATGTTGTAAGAGACTTTTATTGGACATATTCGCCAGTCGGTGATGTGGCGCGTGCTGAGGTGCCGAGAATTATTTTAACTGAACGTAAATTAAGAACAAATGCTCTAATAAGTCAATTAAAATACTCACTTGGCCAAGCTTTTAGTGGCGGTGCGCAGACATTACAGAATATACAGCAATTCGGTAATAACACCGGCGCAACAGCTGCGTTACAGAGTGCAGGTCAGACTATAGGCAGTGGGTTAACAAAATTCATATCTGGGTTACAAAATACCTCAATAGGTCAAGCTGCTGGTAGTATTGCCCAGGGTGCCGGTACAGCAGTTACTGATGAAGCAAGCAAGGTTGGTGGTCAGATCGCCAATAATTCTGCATATCAACAAGGCCTTGGTGTAGCCAAAAATGCGTATGCACAAGTTAGCGATGCGTTAGGTGCGACATTTGTAGATGATAATAATCCAACGGTCAATAGTAGTCCTTGGTTAGCGCCTTACAGAAATCTTTATTTAACAGACCCTACAGGATGGGTTTATGTACTACCATATTTTAGCAACAATCAAGCTAATCAATCTAATAATTTTTCTGATTCAGGTAATACCGGTGCTTTCTCGGATAAGTTTCTTGGCCCTGCCGCGGGAATAGCAAATGAAGCTGCAGGTCTTATAGCTTCTATTAATAATCCAGCTCAAATTACATATATTGAAAAAGCTAAGTTTTATAATTATCCAACTGAAGGTGAAGACATAACAGTTGAATTTCCTTTGATTAATACCGGTAATGTATCATATGATGACGTAGTACGTAACTGGCAATTTTTATTCCTTTTACTTTATCAAAACCGTCCAGGTAAAACAAGTCAAAATACAGTCGATCAACCTGTAATTTATCAAGTTGAAGTACCAGGTAATAAATTCTTTCCATTCTGTTTTATTCAAAGCCTCAATATTGAATTCATGGGATCAAGACGCGAGATGAATATTACAGTACCATCTAATACATCTACATCTGCAGACTTAGGACAAGTTGGACAGGCACTTGGTAATGCATCTAGCTCTGTATCGATTCCTGTAGTAATACCAGATGCTTACAAGGTAACAATAGCATTGAAGAGTATGATTGCTAATTCAAAGAACTTTATGCAACATATGATTGGACCACATCAAATTGTAACAACAGGTACAGCGTAAGAGCTAAGTTGTGAAACCAGAATAGGTTCCTAAATACTTACATGGCAGGTTCAAATCAAAATATTACAGCTTTACAGCCCCTATCAACATATGGGCAATATCAGAATAATATTTCGTCATTACCTGAGCTTAATATCTATAGATACGAAAAGATATTAAAATTATATCAAACTGGTAATAATCAGTATTTTTATAATTTAGTACAGTCCTTATTTCTCCCTGATAAACTAGATAAACGTGCTTTATTTTATATTACAGTACAAGGACAACAACCCTGGACCACTGTAAGTTACAATGTATATAAAACAATTGAATTATGGTGGTTGATTTTATTAACTAATAAAATTTATAATCCTTTTGATATACCTAAAACAGGTACAGTTATAGCGGTAATTAAACCTCAATACGTACCTGATATCCTAAAGGAAATTAACGCCTCTCTACAATAATGAGTACTAGTGTTACAGCGTATAATCACAGAATCAATAACAGTGACTATATTTTTAAAGTCACACTAGTGAGTGCTGCCGGTGGTAAGTCAAGAGCTCAAGATATTAAACCAACAGCTATTAAAGAATTGCTTATTAGTGACTCATTTAAAGACTTTTTTCAACAAGGTTATATTATTATTAATAATTCCCAAGACGTCATAGAGCGCGATACACCTGATACCCAGCCTTATAATAAACCCGCGTACTATAATAACGCAGGTAGTACAACAAATGGTACAAACCCTGACGACCCAGACGGTGCTACAAGTAATGCTGACGCTGGGTTTTTATTCCGTGGTGAATCACGTGACATACTTCGTATTGATATTATGCCTAGACTTGATAACCCTACTATTGACAGTCTAGGTTCTGCTGAAGGTAGAAAATATTTTTATATAGGTGCAGATTTTGCTATCTACGACTCTGAAGAAATTATAGGCGAATCACCAGGTCAAAAATATAAAAAATTATATTTTTGGGATTTATACTACCAGTTAATGCTTGAAAAGAATGTACAGTTCTCAACAGCAAATGTTGTTAATTATATAAATTCCACAACACCAGGGCTCACTACAACAACATCAAGTCCTTCAGCTACATTACCACAAAATGCTGATAATAGCGACCGTGCTGTAACAACAGGAACAGCCTTAAAAGAATTTCTTAAAGCGGCTTTTCCGGATAATGAGAAATATCCTATTAGTTTTTCTGTTACAATACCAGGTGTTGATAATACACAAGGATTATCACAGCAAGATCAAGATCAACAAAATATTGACTGGGACTTAGGTGGTACTAACTTATTTTTTTCAACACCAGCAAACTTTAAAGCTATTGATTGCGTAAAATATATCATGCAGCGACACGTCTCAAATTCCAATTCAAATTTTGACCAATGTTTCTTACGGTTAACAGGCGATAAAAGAGAATTTACATTTAAGAGTTTGACACAGTATTTTAAGCAAGCATATAATCCTGAAACCGATACACCTGGTGATTACTATTTAGAAACAGTTAAGATTGGTGGTAATACCCAACAAGACGGTAAGAGTAATGTAGCACCTTATTTCACACCTAGTACAGGCGTTTATTTTGAACGCATCGGTACCATCAAAAGTTTTTCTTTTGATAATATAGCAGGCATTCATGCACAACAGAGACTAGTACCGACATTTGTACATAGTTACGATACCCAAAATAAACAGTTCAATATAGATATTGAACGCAACGGTATTGAACAAGCGATGAAAACATATCAGCAGAACTATATTAATCATATGAATAGTTCTTCTGAAGAACCTGCATTTACAAACTTCGCACCTGGTCAATTAAGATATCAAAATAAAAATGTGCAGAACGTATTCTCTGTATCAGAACAAGATCCTGATCAGCGGTTAGCTTGGGGACGAAATGAATTCTTATACGCGAGTATTTTTACTAATAATTTGATCTCATTCCGTCTTCCTGGTTCAACACATCGTGAAGCAGGCTCATTTATAGGCATAGATAGAGATGGTGCAATACCAAATAGTAAATTCGATAATAAATTATTAGGTATCTATTTTATTGTTGAAGTGAAACATTCTTTTACCGGTAATGAATACTTTAATGATCTTTACTGTATCAAAGTTTATAACTTTAAACAGCTCGATGATACATATACTGGTAATGAGAAAACTACTACCGGTGATAGCTTACAATTGAAAGGATTAGTGTCAAACGGTTTATAAAAAATGAGTACGCCTAATACAACAAGAAAGCCTGATACAAATATTATAACTATAGCACCGTATATAGCTGATATTGATCTAGCAGATTCGTACGATCAACTCGTTAGTACAACTAATACATCGTTAAGTTCTGTATTACCTGCAGATGTACTACCACCTGTAGAGCTACAAGCTACAGTAGATTATAGAAATTCATTTAAACAAGGCGATACAATAACTGCTGTAAATCAATTTTTTAAAAATTTAACCACAACATCCTTCAAGCAGCCAGACTTTTCACTTGACGCTATACTTTACTGGTACCAGAAATCGACATATAGTAATAAGGAAATAACATCGTATAAATCACAAAATAGTTTTAATAATCAAAATATCTTATTAAATCAAATTCCAGGTGCAGCTGCTTTTGCGCAGAATATTGTCAACGATGCAAACGCTACAACCAGTTATTTTGATATTGTGAGTGATAGCATCGGTGTTATTGCTAATTCAAAATTTATACAACTTGATAGTACTTTACCGCTTTTTGATGTCGATCAAAAATATTATGGTGTACCAATTCCTATAGCCGCATCAACGGATAATAAGATTAGCGCTAATACAAGAAATGTAATGTATAATTTAAGCCAAAAAACAACAATGATTATGAAGCGTAACTTACTAAACATTGGCTATACAAATACTTTACTACAGCAAAATCTTGCAGCTGACGCTACAACTTCACATGGATTAAATCTTATTAACGACTTACCAACATTTGTTAATATCAATAAAAAACTCGAGCAATTCAAATCAGCTCTTGCAGCAGTTTATGCGCAATTAAAAACATTTAGTTTTGTACAGTATCTTAATAATATCGGTAATACCACAGCTCTCAACTTACGTGATATCTTCCCAGTAGCAGCAGGTGATCGTGAATTTACAGTTGTAACATCACAACAAAATGCACAGGCATCAGTAGCTGAAGCCCAGCAAATACAATCAGATGCAACTGCCGCCGCTACATTAGCACAGCAACAATATCAAACATCAGTAAGTAGCGGTAATGCCGCTTTTGGTAATCCTAACGTTTTTGTACCAGGGCCTGCTGTAACAGCGACAGGTTCATCTTCTGTCGCGCCTGTTGGTGAGAAGCCTGGTTATACTATTATAAACCAAGGCGATAAACAGTATATATCTCAGCAAGATCTTTACAATATTAACAAATACAACGTTGAAAATTCCGGCCTTGTAGGTTATGTACCTACTGACGGTGCTAAGTATGGTATTACAACAGGATCTGCTGATGAGTGGGCAAATTATTTTACCAACTACGCTCCTAACGAATCTGCAACAACAAGTAATGGATTAATACAAGTTAATGAAAGCTTCACTGAAAGTAATGGTCAAATATCAGCAGGTGTATTTAGTATGAGTGTTGGTGAAGAAGGACTCACATCGACATCAATAAATGACCCTGCAGCGAACTCAGCCGCTGCTATTCAAACATCAGCAAATCTTATTAAACGAGATGGTGTTATTGCTGCACAATCACCATCAGGCAAATGGCAGGGTATGGCGGCATATTTTGGCCCGTTGAGGAGGGGCGCAGGACAAGTATAATCTTATGGCAACGTCACCATTCATACAAGGTAACTTAAGTTACCTTAATAATTATGATAATAATATAGCACAGCCTGGTATTACACCTAATCCGTACGGGGTATTATCACCTGCTGCACAATCTCTTACAGCCCCTAACCCACAAGCTAGTACTCTAACTAGTTCGACAGGTGCCGATGCTCTAATGAGTAAGGCAAAAGGAGACTACAGTAATAAACAATTTATAGCACCTTTTTCTTATACACAAAATGTTGAAGGTACAATGATACAAGTTGATTATCTCGGCAAAAAAGTTAAAACGAATAGTTCAGCATCTTTTAGATCTATTGTATCTCTTTCGGCAACCGCTCTACCAATAACGTTAATTAATGATCCTAATGATAATAACCCTGACAGAGTAATAAAAACATTTAACCCGTCGACATTTACCGGATCACCAACTAAAAACGTAGCAACACAAATCTTTGGTACCGGTACAAGCGCTGTCACACAAAGCTTAGCAGGAAGAACACAGCAATTTTCTAGTCTTATACAGCAACCTACAGGTCAGCTCTTCAGCAATCTAGCTGCTAGTGGACCTGCTGCAATATCAGGACAATTACAGAATCTAATACCTTTCTCTAACATTAATCAATCGATCGCAAATCTTCCAGGTTTTAGTGTTGTTACAAACGCATTAGGTCAACTACCTGGCGGAAGTAATATTGCCGGTGCACTTACACATCCAGTTGGAGCTGCATCCGGTTTAATACAACAAACATTATCTGATAGCATACAGCTTCAAGGTGGTTTACCTTCAGTATCTCTTGGATCACTCGGTGATGTATTTAGCTTTGCAGCAAATATCGCTAGCTCCGGGCCTCCAACAAGTCTTACAGGTATCATCTCTCTTGAAAAACAAATTAAATCAATTGTATGTAATTTTACATTACCAATTATTAATATACCACCTTACGACGCTATTCTTAAATTTACCTTTCCTAAGCCACAAGATATCTTTAAGCAAGTCAAGAAGCAGTTTGACGATCTTAAAGCAAATATCATTAATCAGTTCGATATTGTTAAACAGCTTAACAATATTCTACCAGATCCGCACGAAATCTATGAAGCTGTCATTAAGGAAATTACTACCTGTGATAAAAAACCGAGTAATGCTAATAATGCAAAGAACGGTAAAGCAGGCGGTTAACCTATACGTCTATCCTCAACAATCTCTGCTTCAATTGGCTTAGCTTTATCAATAAGCATTTTAAAAATTTCTTCTCTTGTAGCAAGTTGTTTATGCTCTATATTAGTCTGTTGAAGTTCTTTCTTTGATGATATATCCATTTCCTTAAGCTTTACAGAAGTGTTTGAGCGCTTATCGGCGATAGTAAGTTGATTGAGCGAATCAATAGCAGATGAAGCAGCCTTTATTAAACCTGCATATGCTTCAACATCTTCAGCGTTAGGTGCAGAAATAATAAAATCCTTGACAGTAGCTACCATGTCGAGCGCATCCTCAACTAGAGATGCACCTCTCTCTATGGTAAACTTCTCTAATTCTTCTTTTGTAACAGGATTTCTTTCTTTTTTTACTTGCTCTACTTTTGTGCTAACTGCTTGAAGCTGGTCTAGTAACGTACCTACCTCATTATTTAACTCATCATCCATATTCGTAGATATACTTATTCAGGGTTGATTTTAAATAAAGGTATAATAATATTGTTTATATGGATCCTAATATTCAATATCTTCCAATTTTAAAGTTTGAAAAAACACACGAGTTAGCTAAGCTACCGACAAAGAACCATGAATCAGATACAGGTTATGATGTTTATAGTGTAGAAGATGTTACTGTACCAGCTAGAGGCAGTGCTGTTGTACCAGTAGGATTGAAATTTGCTTATATCCCAGAAGGTTACTGGATTAAGGTAGAGTCAAGAAGCGGTTTAGGATTTAAGCATGGTATTTCAGCTCATCCAGGTATTATTGATAATGCTTACCGTGGTGATGCTGGCATTAAATTATACAACAATACAGATGTTGACTATAACATAAAATCTGGTGATAGAATTGCTCAATTTGTAATTTATTTAAATATCCATATGCCTGTTGAATGGGGTATAGCAGGTGAGACAGAAAGAGGTAGTAAGGGATTTGGTTCATCTGGTAAATAATGAATTACGATTTTTCTAATCTCTGGGTCGAGCGTTATAGGCCGTCAAAGCTTGACGACTTTATTAGCTCATCTTTTATAAAAGAGTCTCTTATATCCTTTAAAAATAAGGAAGAGATTCCAAACTTGCTTTTTACAGGCGCAGCTGGTATTGGTAAAACATCTGCAGCAAAGATTATTGTAAACGATATTCTTGAATGTCAATATCTTTATATTAATGCTTCAGATGAAAATGGCATTGATACAATCAGGCACAAAGTTGTAAACTTTGCACAAACCATGAGTATAGATGGTAAGATTAAAGTCATTATTCTCGATGAGTGTGATGGTCTATCTATTGACGCACAACGTGCACTTAGAAACACAATGGAAGAGTTTGCAGGCATTACTCGTTTTATTCTTACAGCAAACTACAAATATAAAATTATACCCGCTCTACAGAGTAGATGCCAGAGCTTTGATCTAACACCACCGCTTGACCTTGCCGTAAAAAGATGTGCAAGTATTCTTAAGAAAGAAAATATTACTGTGCCTGATGAACAGCGTGTAAAGCTTGTTGAATTTATTAAAGGTACATACCCTGATCTTCGCAAATGCATTAATGAGCTACAGAAATATTCTTCTTCTGGTACTCTCGTATTAGCAGATGTTAAAAACAATAAAGTTCTTGAACTTATCTTTAATGAAGTAAAGAAAAAAAATGTTGAATCTCTTCGTAAAGCACTGATTGAAAGTGAGCAATTGTTTAACGCTGATTATACTTCTCTTTTACGTAATCTTTTCAATTACATAGACGAGAGCGAAACAAATACTGATTTAAAACGATTCTATCTGCTTACTATATCTGAATATCTATACAGGGACGCGTTTGTTGTTGACAAGGAAATTAATTGTTACGCTTGTTTAATTCAGTTATCTGAAATTAAACTTTAGGTAAATATCCTGCTGTATAAGAAGCAGGGTCCTTATGATTTACAGCCGGTGAAGCCGGAATCTTAGTATTAATGTTTTTAAGCTTTGTATCTGTTGGAGCTAACTTATTATTACCAAGATCTGCTGTACGTGTACGAGCTGGTGAATAAAAAGGCACTTCTTCAGCTTCATCTTTAACTTCTTCAGGCTTAATCTTTATCTTGTTATCGTACTTGTTTCTATTAGGTACTTCTTCAAGACCTGGAACGGTATCGATTTTATCAATCATACCGACGTGAACAATAGCTGTATTGAATATTCTACCACCGCCTACATCGAGACCTACCTCAACTGTAAAGTCAGGACCTGTATCATCAGCATTACCAACACCCATAACCGCTGGATATTTGTTAATAACGTTTGTAACTCTAAGCGTACGACCATCCTTAATTATTTCTGAAAGATTCTTTACAAGCTCATCTGATTGGGTTGCAACAAAGGGATGCTTAAGAGCATCAGCCTTAAATTTGATAATATCACCTTGTAAGAAACCACCGTGGTTATAACGAGTTAACCAGCTTTCATAGAGCTTTAAGAAACGCTTTTTCATGTAATATTATTTATTGTCCGAGGTGCAATAAACCAATCACTGAAACCTTTTAAAACAGATAAATATCTTTGTGGCTTCTATAAAATTAAACAGTTTAATACAAAGACCTACTAAATCTAATGCAGGCTATACGTATAACGATCTACATCTAGACTTTACACCTATTTTCAAAGACCCCCCTTTCGGTTCATATACACAAAATAATCAACTTTTTCATCCAAAAGAAATAGTAGATATAGTAGCTGATTATGACTTAGGGGCTATATCCAATTCTATTAGAAATCTATTTTTAACAATACCCGGTCAAAAAATTTTAAATCCTCTATTTGGTCTCAATCTCGTACAGTATGTATTTGATGCATGTACAGAGGAAATGGCTGGTGTTATTGGTAATGAGATAGTAGCGGGTATTACAACTTTTGAACCTAGGATATCTCTTACTAATGTAACAGTTATTGCCCAGCCTGATCAACAACAGTACAATATTACTATTTCTTTTACAGTACCTGCTATAGGTACAACTAGCTTCTCACTAAATGGAGTATTAAGTACTTCTGGGTTCGTTTACATCAATACTCAATAATAATATATGGCATCACCTAACAATAATCAGTTTAACGATTTTAATTTACCTATTAACGGATACGCAGCATTTGATGCGTTAAGTTTAAAGAATCTTATTATCGCAAGACTTAATTCTACTAATGCATATACCGATCAACGGTATGAAGGTAGTAATTTATCATCTATTATTGATATTATTGCTTATGCATACCACGTACTGCTCTTTTATCTAAACCGTACGAGTGCTGAAACGACACTTACAACAGCTGAACTCTACGAAAACGTTAATAAAATTGTTAAATTAATCGGATATAATCCTATCGGTTATCAAACAGCAATCCTACCATTTAAAGCAACAGCTAATACTAGTTTTGCACCAGGTACCTATACCATACCACGCTATGCATATTTTAATATTGGCAATATTACATATTCTTTTAATGCTGACGCTACCTTTACATATAACAATCTAGCAAATAGCTCTGCTTCAATTACCGACTTACAAGATAAAATACTTCTTTATCAAGGTGTATATACAGAGTATCCAACATACTTTGCTACCGGTGCTCCATTTGAAGTACTCACACTTGCTATTGTAGATCCTAATAACCAAAATATTATTATTGATCACTTTAATATTGATGTATATGTAAAAGATAGTTTAGATCCAAACGCTAAGTGGGTTCAATGGGCACCAACACAGTCATTATTTCTTGAACAATCTAATGCAACAAAATATGAAATTCGTTTAAATGAAAACGGGCGTTATGAAATTAAATTTGGTAATAATGTAACAGGTAAACAACTCAATCCTAATACTCAAGTTGCTGTGTATTACATACAATCTGCTGGCACAAGAGGACAAGTTGGACCAAATACACTCAATAATAATCAATTATTTTTCTACAGTACTGCTAGATTTAATAGTATTTCTAACGACGTAATACCTGCAAACTTAAAGTCGAATATTATCTTACCAACACAATCAGCTAATATTAATTTTTCAAACACTGACCCTTCGACAAACTTTGTAGCCGCTGAAAATGTTGATAGTATAAAATTAAACGCAGCAAATACTTTTAGAAGTCTATATAGACTCATCACACCCGACGACTTTACAACTTATATTAATAAAAATTACAGTAATATAATTGTATCAACACAGGTAGTGAGTAACTGGGATTATATTAGCGGCCATTTAAAGTACTATTTTGATTTAGGTATTTCTACACCTAACGTACAATCACGTGTATTATACAATCAAGTTAAATTTGCAGATTCAACAAACTTTAATAATGTTTATATTTATGCTGTACCGAAATTAACAAAAATTTCATCAACTTCTACAAGAGTAAATTATCTTAATAACGCTCAAAAACAACTCATTACAAATGACTTACAGGGTGTTAAACTTACAACTGCCGAGCTAATTATTAACGATCCTGTATATGTAGAAGTCAGTCTTGGTGTAACTGTTCCAAATGTAGCGTTAGACCCATCATTCGGTAATAATACTAAACTAGTCATAACACGTGATATTGCATCAAATACTACTGTCTCATCAATTCAAAGTCAGGTATCTAATATCTTTCAAAATTATTTTGCTACAACAAATAATAACCTCGGTCTCTTTATCGATATTAATACACAATTAACAAATGAGATTTTAGCTATTAATGGCGTTATAAGCGTAACTACACAATATACAGATCCAGAAGGTAATGTCTATACTGTACCAGGTGTAAGTTTATTAATTTATAATCCGATTTACCCATACGATGATATTAACGTATATACACAAAACGTACAATTACCGTATTTTAAATTCCCATACTTGAAAGATACACTTAATTTTAGCAATAATATTAGCGTAATTACACCATCAATTCAGACACTGACTAATTAAATCTAATGTCAACACAAAGTCTTAACTATACATACATATATTTTGACGTGCGTGATTACACGAACAGCAATGTTTTATCATCATACACCCTAGGCAATACACCGCTTACCTTTATACCTGATTTTACAACATCAAATATTCTATCTGGTGCACAGAATATTTCAAGTAAAACGCTCCGTTGGGAGTTCGGTGACGGTGCATATTCAAACGAGTTGAGTCCAACCCATTATTATCAATGGCCTGGTGAGTATAATGTTACATTAACAGTTTATGATGGCAGCGGCAACGCATATGATAGTACATTCAGTTCAACGGTGCAGATTTATGATTTTATCGCAACTCAAATTTCCTTTCAAGATTATAAGAGCTTAATCTATGATATACCTGTCGGGCAATTAATCGACCCTTTAATTATTAATGCATATTTTAGCTGGCAAAACTATCAAACATTAAGTGCGACAGGTTATACTATTAATCTCTACGCATCCGGTGCGAGGGGAGCTTATAATTATGTTACAAAAGAGCAAAACGATAAATGGGCACACCTTAGAAGTCTAAGTCGTTTTTATACACTATCAACTATTAACGGTAATCAGGGCTACGTTACGATAGAAAGTATACAACCAACAATAAAGCCAATTTACGTTAATATACAAAATAATCAGCTACAGCTTTGTAATTCTACAGATCCTGGAAGTATACTAGCTGGTGTTACCGGCTCATGTCAATTCTGGTATACAGATGATATACCTGCAAATCTATTAACCGAGAGTAACCCAATTATTATTTTTGCATCTATTGATAATTCTAAATTTGAAGATGCATTTACACAAAGAACTAACGTGTATGATTACATTAGTTACCCGCCCTACGGTTATCAAAATATCGACCCTGCTGTATTTCCGGATATTAAAACTCGCTATAATCCAGCAAATCATCTATCAATCACTACAACGGGTATTGACGGTGAGGGTAATTTGATACCACCGTTTTCAGACTTTAATATCCCATATAGCAGTTGGCAAGACACTGAAGTACCATATGTAATAAAATTTAAAGATAATATTAATTTTACAACTAAAAATTATCCACCACTTTCATCATCAATAGCTAACCCTTCAATTGCCCCGCAACCTGCTTATGATGTACAAACCGGTATTGTCTATGTAAGTGGTTATGGTATTGTACCATTAAGCAGTACAGTTTTAGTACCAGTGAGCGAGGTAACATTTTATGAGGATTTTCCTGCACAAGCACCACAGTCATTAGGAGCCTTTTATAAGGGATATTTTATAGCACAGCAATCAACAGAAAATTGTTATCTTACAGCTTCTGTCAATGTAATCGATCCACCTTATTACAAGAAAGACGCTCTTGTCAACTGGATTACAATACCACAATATAATTCTGCCTTGCGAATTATCAAGCAAGAAAACTATAACGGATATAATAATTTACTAACTGTTACCTTTACTAATAATTCACTATTTCCGACAAGTTCAAATAATACATACGCAATTACCGTTGCACCTTCCGGTATCAATGCAGCCAATGATTATCAGACATGGTTTGCAGACCCTGTAAATGACCAGATATTAAAATATGATATATACGGTAATTTAGTGACATCATATTCATTATCATCAGCTATTACACTAGTAAATAATCTAACAACAACACAAAATTTTCAAACACCAGCTTCAAATGGTATTCTACCTCATGCAACACCTAATGATATGGCTCTTGATGGTAATAATAACTTATGGGTTACGTTATTTGACAGTGGTTCGGCAATTAAATTTGATGCATCAACAGGATATATAACCGCTATTGCAACGCCAAGTGGGTCAATTACGACGACATCTAATTTCTTCCCTACGCTAGGTTCTGACTATAATAGTTTGAGCGGATTTGCTGGTGAAAGCCTATTATTACCATCTTCAATTGATACAGATATAGATAATAATATATGGGTTGCTTATACGCATCCAGATGCAAGCGCAATTGTAAAATACCAAGGCTCAAACAATCTTACTATAGCTGCTGCTCAGCTCACAGCCATACCATTTCCATCAGGTATTACACCGGAGCAACTACAAATTGATAGAAACGGTTATGTTTGGGCTACAGCAATTAATCACAATACTAACGGTGTAGGGTTTAATAATAGAAATGATTATCTCTATAAGTTTGATAGTAATGGCAATTTACTACCCGGGTACCCTTTAAGTGGTTTTAACCAAATTGGTAATATTACAATTGACGGAAATCAAAACGCTTGGGTCGTGCAAGGTGCTGAGACATTAACGAAAATCGATGGTGTCTCGGGTATAACAACCAATTATATTGCAGGACTTGGTAAAAACCAGACAAATTATATTTGCAGTGTTGGTGGTTTAACCTGCGATACATCAAATAATATTTGGGTCATTAATAATTTTGATAATAGAGTATATGTTATTGATGCTAACTTACCATCAACAGGTGCACTTAATGCAAAGTATACAATACCTCTCAATTATCCTAACTCTACCTTACCACCTATAACATCTTATTCTTTTGATGCCGATACTTTAGCGTATTTTCAAACAGCTAATATTACAGATTCCGTAGCACAACAACAACTTGCATTCTTTATAGCAGGTGTAAAGCAGCTTGGACTTTGGAATAATCTTATTTGCTGGCCTTTAATAAGTACGCAGAATTCTAATACAGGTACAATATATAGTTTAGGTGGATATGGCTCGTATAACGGTTATCTTGCAAGTTATAAAAATGGTCTATACACCACACCTACCTCTCTCCCTACATCCGGTCCAGGTGCAACAGTTTCAAGTGTACTAACTATAAGTGGTTTTACCACTACGACTGTCAATTCAGCGATGCTTGTAATACCTAATGCTGATATATTATCCGGTGATCCAATAACATCGGGTATTGTATATGAGGGTATTGAACCTCTTTGGGCCGGTGGAGAGTTTTGGATGTATGGTAATACATACGGTAATACTGGTAATCCTAATGGCGGTGGTTGGTTTAGAGAATCAGGTGATGTTGGTATTTTAAACCAGATGCATAATACCACAATGACAGACTCTATTACATCATTTACTTCTAGTGATGGTACATCACACGGTCAATTATTACTTTATACTAACGTAACACAAGGTACTAATTCGTATAATTTTAATAACGGTACATCTGATCGCATACAGCAAGTACCTGCATATCAATACCCACCTGCAACAGGCTCATATTCATATCAAGTAGGTCGATCGACCAGCACAGCTCTACCTGCAGCTACAGGTAGAGCAGCATTCCATTATGTTGTTAAAAATACCGCGTTAACAAGCGGTCAAGTAGCTGCATTATATGCTCTTTATATTACAACACTTGGTAGTAATTTAAAGAATTTTGGTACACCGCAAAGTTATAGTACTAATACACCACTTGTAACAAGTTTTACACCCACTACAATTCCCCCTAATCAATATAGCGACGGATTACAAGAATTTCAAGCTTACGGGGACTGGAATGGATATAATTGGTTAAACAAATATGCTTCACCTATCAGTACATTTCGTACTATTACCGGTGCATCAAATTTGTTCAATATATACCCGGCAACAGGGCAATTCAACATTGCAAAAATAAATGAAAATTGGAATGCATCTGGTTATTATGACTCATTACGCTTTCAAGAAACACTCTTAGATAAACAGGTCTTTTTTGATCAATTCTTAGGTGTCATTCTCGGTAATATGGACGCACAGCCTTATGAACTCGGTAAAACAGTTTATGAAAAGATAGCTAACTTTGTTGATAATAACGCTGACATTGATAAGGTCAACATCAACGAATTATTTTCATTCTGCACTGAATTATCAATAGAATTTGACCAATACAATGTTGTGTTCCCACCACAGTTACGTCGTCTTGTTGACCTTCTATCTATTAAACAGAGTAAGCTATGGGGTACAACTAATAAGTACGGTACAAACTTTGATGCACGGGGTACAATATTTCCAAATAATACATACGGTATTAATTTAAGCTCTATTATTGATCCTCTCACCGGTACATTTATAAACGGAGTACCGATTGTAGCGCAAGAAACATTCTCCGGTAACTATAAAGTTGTTAATACTAATCTTATCAATGATTATAATATCGGTGATAGTATACCACTTTCCGCCTATACACCTAATTGGGGTTGGGGGTTGGTAGCACCTGATATTACAGGTTATCAAATTAACAATTATTATAGTTTCTACGTATATAACCCTGTATATAGTGATACACATTATGACAATATAATTGATTGGAATGACCCGTATACTACCCTCGCACCAACTAATAGCGCCTACGCAGATTGGAGTTCTGATAACGGTATAGTACAGAGTTTGCTTAGCTATGAGATAACTAAAGGATTCCGGTTATTTACTTCGGCAGCTAACATTACATACAACAACTAATTTAGCTAAATATTTCCATGGCCGAGACCTTACAATTTATAGATGAAAGACTCAGCAATTCGATTACCGCTATTGTACCGACTGATAAGCCTGTAGATAGATTACAACCGCTAACATTTACCGATTGGTTGTCATATAATACAAAGCTATTTACAACAACTAATGAATTTTTAAATAGATATCAATCTTATCTCAATAATTGGTATGCAGCAAAAGGAGCTAATGTAAAACAGGCATCTGCCGGAATACAAACATACTACACTAATTTAATAAACGAAATTGTTATTAGTTACACATCTGCAGACGAGCAGCGTTACTTACAAAATATTGATGTAACAAATCCACGAGATCTCGCTATCGTTGTACCTTTTATATCACAGAAGATTAAGGATATTTGCATATATTATAGTAATCTACGTGACGACGTTAAAACAGCGTCAACGCAGTATAACTTAAAAGGTTCAAATATCGGTATAGAGAACTTACTATATGTTAACATTATAAAGGCGCTTAAAACGCAGAATTTAAGTACCACTCTTAATACGTTAAATCTTTCTCTTTCTACTATCAGTAATAATCTCATTATAGACATCGAAGATCTATTTGATACATATACTGACTATTATGATATTAGCCCAACAGCACCCGCATCAGCGTACAACGTCAATAAAGGCGCTAGAAAGGATTATTTTAGTTTAAATCAAAACAATATTGACCCGTATCTGTATCTTAATATTAATCAGAGCGTATTAAATGCAATTCTTTCATATCCATTTTATACAATTGAATTTGGTACCAATAACTTTACTATTGATCCTTTAGTAAACTCAAGCCAATTAAATTTTCTTAAAGATCGTGATTTTACTTCTACAGTTAATGACGGTGATGTAAATAATCTTAATTTACAAATTCAGAGCCAGGAAATTACAAAGTATATTGGAGCTGATTTTTATTATATCGCGACAGGTAGTACACAGACAGCCTATACTTCAGGTTTGCTCTTTAAATCAAATAGCGAGTACGCTAACGTTTTAAATAAACGATACCCAAGTATTGCTGCTGTACCTAGTGAGGAATTTTTAAAAACAGGTAAAGAGATTGGTTTGTTTTTTAAACCAGATAAAATCGGTTTGATTAATTTTACAAATTTTAACTTTACTGCAACAATTGATCTAACCAAGCTACAACCTAATACGGTATATTACTTCCCGGATCCATCAAAATATGGTAATATATCTGGCAATACTAAACTTGACTTTCAATCACCGGTAACGTTTTTTGAAAATAATTATTTCAATAAAATTGATTACTCTAATCAATATATGTTTGGTGATGTAGTAAGTGATCCGTATTATCAGACATTTCGTGCCTATCAATCACGTGAACAAACTCTAAACTATTCTAATTTCGGTGTTCAACGATATACAGATTCACAAGATTTCTTTAAAGGAGATCAAGATGCAATATGGAGTAACGTTGACGTATATCCAATAACACCGTATGGTGAATATCCATTAAATGAGAGAACAGAGGCGTTATTACCGATTAATAAAACACTTGTTCAATATAAGAGTGACGTATATGGTAATCAGTATGGTCTTTATAAATCAGCTGTTAATAAACAATTTGGCTCGATTGTACCTTCACATATTATTAATGATGTTGTATTTGATGGGTATGTGTTTAATTTAACAGCAGTAGATATAAACTGGCCAGGTTGGTATAAAGCTAAAGGTAATGTTGAGAATGTTAAATATATGACGCTTGGCTCAACATTGAGCTATTCAGGTGTTGCGTTTAAAACAAGTATTACCGAATCAGTAGATACTACTTACGGTACACCTATTACATCAAACAATAATACAACATTTAATACACTGTACGACTATTACGGTGAACTAATCTACAGTAATATATATGTTGATAATAACGGCTCATTTCTTGACGGTGGCGATGCAATCGTGCTAGAATCATATGATTTTTCAACCAACGATACAACACATAATGGGTTTGGCGGGTATTTAGCCACATATACCTGTAGTATAAGAGATGCGGAGTCATTTATTAGTCCGCTTACAGCATTTCTTCCTGATTCACCAAGCGATCAAGCCGGCTTTAACATTGCTGATTCATCACTCTATTATAACACACTAGCAGATGCGTCACCGCAACCAAATGGGCCTAACGCAGTTGCAACATTCTTAGATCAGGCTCATTTCTATACAAATAATACTACAAATAATTATATAACCGAAACATATGACTGTAATGTATTCATTGATTCAAACAACGTTAACCCATGCCCAGTAGTCGGTGCATTAAGCGGTATACACGATACAATAATATATACATATTCATACACTGAGCCTACTAACTTCGAAAATATAAGACTATCAAATACTGATACAGTTTTAGATTTCTCTCTTACTGGTGTTAATACAACAAAGAATTCTATCTATTATACACGCAATGTAGAGTATGGTGATTTCTATTTTAGAAACGCAAGCAATACATTCATCGGACCAATTTCTTCATCTTTAAGTGCCGTATTTGTAAATTTCTCACCAGCTGTAAGTGCAGAGCTAACGAATAGTGTTATTAATTTTGACATGTACTATGATACACTACAAATAGAAACAGAAAACTATTTAGTGTTTAATAAGCTTGTTTATGATTTTGATACCAATCAAGTACTAGGCACAACAAATCTTTATTCAGTAATAGAACGTGGTGATTCACCTGAAGTAGAGAAATTCTCAACAGTTTGGTTGGATGAAAGAGAAAATACTCTTATTGCTGCTAAAACAACATTACTGCAAGGTAATTTAAGTGCTACTAATTACAAAGTAATCTACCCTACAATTTATAAGACTGATTTAGTAACAGGTCAAACAATTCAAGTATACCCTGCTAAACCAGCAAATACCTTAACGTTTGCCGAGCTCAGTGCTTTCTCTCTACTAGGTAAAAATCTCGAAGTTGAGATTGTACGAGTCGAGAAACCAACACTCAAATATAGTAACGATACGGATTACTACACATTAACATATCTAGGTAAGGACACAGCTAACTGCTTCTATATTATTACTATTCGCTTCCAGTATATACAGAATATAATTCAAAACTTAACATGTACCCTTCACAAGCCAGCCACAGACGTTTATAATATAACATTCGCTAATCAACTACCCAATGGTACACGTGTGGGTAGTCCATATTTTAACACATATACAGTTGCTGGATCTGCAACTGGGCGTATAGCTAATGACCAAACGTTTATTTGGGGATATAATGTTAATGCTTAATTAAGCGTAAGAAGATACTTGAGACGATTTAATTCACCTAGCATCTCGTCACGTATATTTAAAAGATCAGTATCATTGACAGGATCAACCTCGTTTGTAATATCAATAAGATATCCAATATATTCATCAATAGCTAATAAAAAATTATCACTAAAATTTTCAAGCTCAATAGTATAATGGGTTGAAGCCTTAGCACGGCCATACTTACCCATAAAGGTCTCGACAAACTGATCAATTAACTCATCAAAATGCTCATACGCTTTATTAAAGGCCTTGTGTTGGGAGTAGCTAGTTGTTTGCCAATGAAAGATTCTTATTTGATTCTGTATTTTGAGAAAAGGCGTTATAAGTTTCATTTTCTATATTTATATTAAGAAGCTCCAAAGGCAGTACAGAGAATAGATGTTGTATCATGTTGCGTACTAATAGTTGATGTACTATAAGATTCATATTCACCATAGGGATCGGCAGACATGGAACTAGCAACCACTGGTTGCGGCGTAGTAATTGATTTATCTAATTTAGCTAAAATAAGTACAAGAAGTTGATGCATAACAATATCAGAGTTAGCTTCATTTACAAACTCTACGATATCAGCCCGTGTAAGTTTGCCTTTTAAAACTTCAAATGGGTTAGCATAATGCCCAAACACAAAATGAGGCAGATATTTGTTAGCCAAAGTAGCACAATCTTTAATAACATGAAAGGCTGCAGGTACTTGAATAGTGACACCTGTTTCTGGCCTTTCAGAAGCTTTTTTTGAGGGACCGTTAAGCTTAGCTTCTTTAATCTGACTATTTTCAAATATCACATCAATAAACTTCATTATCGTAGATAGTTAAGCATAGATATAATTTCATGCTTCATATAATTTACCGGGTAATGTGTAAATTTACAAGCCTCTCTATCAAAATAAAGTATACCGAGTTGTTGTACTTTTCTACCTGTTATTCCTTGGTACATATAGGCATATAGAGAAAGCTGTAAAGCATAATTTGAATATTCACAAGCTGGTAAATGTTCTACAGGGGAAAGCAAATAATCATTGTACTGACTATACATATTAAACTTTTTATTAGTCTTGAAGTCAAATACACTAAACCCACCCTTATCTTCAATACGAATAATATCTGCAGTACCTGCTATCTTATATTCATGATTATATACTTGTTGTTCAATAAGAAGATTATCACGCTTACTATCAATAAGATCTAAGTCAATATAAGCCTGGATAATATCGACATATTGCACGTCATAGGTACCTAGCTTATTGTATTGCTCAATTGCTGCGTGTATCTCTGTACCGTAGCTTTTGCTAAAATCGTTTGATTGCTTCCATTCCGCTTTTACTTCTTCTACAGTACACTTTCTCTTCTTTGCTACTCGCTCAGCAACAATATCAGCTTCAAAAGGCTTCTTAAATTTACTTAGTACTGACGAGGCTGAAGCATAAACTTCACCTGTAAATTCGTTTTTATATGAATGGGCTATAGGGTCAAAAACTAACATATCGAATGATTATAAATCATACGAGTTGTATAATCAACTCTATTCTGTATAAACATATGTACAGGTATATCCTGTATCAATAAGAGATTTATGAACTAGAGTGCATCTCATTGAGAGTAAACGTCTGTTCAATGTCGCAAACCATTGCTTCTTAACATTAACAATAATACTATTTTTCTTGTTATCAACAAGCATAGTGTCTGTGAATTCTTCGCATATTGAAGCTATGGACGCAAGAGCTGACATTATACATATATTTAAGTTTTCCTACCAGCTGTTATGATTTAACTAATATTTGAAACAACATGCTTAAGTTTAACACTTAGCTGTTCAACAACAGGTACGCTTACATCAGCAAACATCTTTGCATTAAGACAAGTATCAAGGATAAAATCTAATGTTTTAATGTCAGAGATTGTAAGATCAGTGATTAATTCAATCATTTCATCGGGATTAGGTGTTGTGTTTTCCATTTCTTTGTATATTATATTAATATAAGCTGTAGTAAATAGCCAACAATGACTGTTTTTAAATTAAAGTTGACGCAGAGCTCTATACCTTGGTTTGAAGAAAATAAGGTAGATGTATATGCTATGGAAGCAGCGCTTTCTTTGCTTTTTGTAGAGCTCGAACCAACGCCTATAACGAAATGTAAACTATTAACAATACAAATTGTATACGGTGCAGAGGAAAGTTCGTATCAATTTACAACAGATAAATTATGGATATGTGATGAACCCGATAGCAAGGCAAAATCCAAGAAAAAGCGTTTACTAGCTTTCTTTGATCACTTTTTACATGAATTTCGACATTGGATGCAGTCAAGAATTTATAAAATAAGCGGGACAAAGCTCACTTATACGGCTGAGGATGTTCAAAAGAATACAAACGCATATTTTAGGAACGAGTATGAAGTTGATGCACGTCAATTTGCTCGACTTCATATTAAGAAATTTAACAAATATTATACCTATTTCAGTAAAGCTGTTTAGCCAAGACTCTTCATAAAAGCATTCCACACTTTACCCATATAGGATGCTTTTATATTAGCCTCAGCACATGTCTTACAATTAGAATTACGTAGATCTAAAATATCCCTTAGATATTGTTCACGTAGTTGTTGACAGTCAGGTACTCTTTCCGGACAGGGACCGTTAAAATTAAAAAACTCATCTATCAAATTACTCATTAAGCACAAGTTTCAACTAAAGCAGCTTCAGCATCACGTCTAGCTAGTAATCCATCTAGCCCTTTACCTTCCCATACACGTTTCATACTACGAAGCTCTTCAGCTATACCTTTATAATCTTTCTTAGGAACGAGTTCACGTATTGTACGCATTTCAGCTCGACTTGAACCACTCAAACTCGTACCTCTATTGAATATTAATGATACTAATGCACCGTAAGCATTATCACATAATTTATCAACACCAGGAAAAGTTTGTTCTGTTAATTTAGCAAACTTAGGCCAGGTTAGATCATCAAATATACTAATAGCCTGTTCCCAGGTTACAGTTATATTAAGTGGTTTTATTTGCTTTACATAATCTTTACCTGCTTGACCTGTTTTGCCAGATGCATTCTTAATAGCTTCAAGCTGATCACCTGGTAAAAAATAAAAAATCTTCTCTAATTCACTTGGTGTATAATAACCACAATCTACACCTATACCTAATGTTGTACCTGAAGCGCCACCCGGCCAGGTAGGATGCGATAAAAGCTTATCATAATAGCTTTTACCACCACCAACTTCGTATTCAAGGACTAACGCCAATGCTTCAGGTGATGGTTTTTTCATAAGTCTATCCCCCGTATAATATAATCATTTTCTTTAGCGTTATTTGAAAAGAACATTTCGTTTGAATTGGTATTTTGATTTATATTTATAGGTTGATTGGAATCTATACTCTGATCAGATACTTGATTTATATTTTGTGTCTCACTTGCACTAGTAGAACGAAATAATTTCATAGTTTCTGTTCCTGAATACCCTAGTATAAATGAACCTGCTAAAAATGTAAGGAAGGTTAAATACGGGGTAGGATCTTTTAGAAGATGATATGCATCTAATCCAATTACAGCGGTCAGATACACTAAAAAGACAACAAGCCATCTCTGCCTGTTACCTTCTAGGAACTTTTCTTTTGTAAAAAGCTTTCTTCTGTCCTGCTGATCCATTTGAAATACTTATCCAATTTAATGTAAGAATAAACTTGTCTTACCTAGATGAAATAAGATACATTGAGCTACAATAAATCCGAACCCCAGGCTATAAATGTATAAGAGAATGGAGAGATAGGGGGTACGCTCTTGATAATACATAATTTATTAAAAATACTCTCTTAGACGAGAGTACCTAGAATAAAACCAATAACGAAGAAAACGATCGACAGCGCTTCCTTTGGATTAGCTACAATCCAATCCGCAAATGCATTAAGAACAACGGGTGCGTCCTTAGCTACAAAGGATTTGAATGTAATAGCTTCGTTTTTAACAGCTGTAGCAGCCTTTTCGACTGCTACCTCTACGGATGTAATTGTTTGTGTTAACGTATCCATGCATATATTTATGCTGGACGTTAGTTTTTCCTACTAAAGTAAGAATAACCTACTGACTCTCAAGTAGATATAGAGAGCAATAATACCAAGAAGACCTACAATTACAATATCTCTCCAGAGAATAGCAAGATCGCGCTTAGCTACATCTTTCTGAAGCTGATTAAGATCTTTTACCATCTTATCGTTCATGCTCTTTTGATGAATAACTTCATCATCTGTGGCTTTCTTATCTTTTTGAAGATTAACATTATCTGCTTTAAGCTGCTTTGCCGTTTCACGGTCTTTTAGGAGTGTTTGGTATTCATCTGTACCTACAACAATAACCTTATCTGCCTTAAACTGATTTGGTACAAGAATAACTCTTGTTGAATCAGTAGGACTTGCACCTTTAATTACCTTACCGGCTGAATAAACAGACTCAACCGGTATTCTATGTTTAGGAATCTTAACAAGCTTAGTTGTTTCATTTGAATAATAATAAGCTAAATCAACTCGACCTTTATTAACGGAATCATTAGTAGCGTAAACATTCTGACTCAACGCTTCAGATTGTTTTTCAGTATAATAAGTACAACCTGAAATTAAAAGTCCAGTAAGAAATAAAACAGCAATCTTCTTCATACTATTAATTAAAACAGCATGAAGAAAAAGCAACTAATAACTATGGGTACCAGTTATACTAATATCATTATTAGTAAAATTAGGATCGACTTTAGCGTTATAAAGATAATCCTTCTCGAGTAATAACTCTTCTTTATTCTTTTCAAGATCCGGAAGTGTATCGAGTGATTGTTTTAGAAGACTTGACACAACCTCATTAACAGAAATATCCTTTTCACAAGATTCTGTAATAATCATTTCAAGAACTTCTCGACTCCAATCAGCTAAATCAATTTCTACTTTAGCAAAAGGTCGAAGCTCAATTGAACCATCGTCGTGAACTTTTACATTAAGCTTTTGTCCAGCTTCCCAGCCAAGCTCCTGTATTTCTTCATCGGTAAATTGCACGTAAAGGTCGTTTGTTGGTTGTAGTGTTTTCTTTGTCATATTATTTGTGGTTAAGATTTTCTTTGGCCTGCTTATAAGAATCTTCAATATCTTTTATTGTTTGTGTCTTATATACTTCAGCTTTTTTCGAAAAAGATTCATAATCAGTTAAGTCATGTACATTGAACTTCGGCAATGGCTTTTCCTTCTTTTTAGGATGCTGGGTATAGCTAAAAAATAACAATACACTAACAATAAAAATAGCCGCAATAACAGTCTTAAATGCGCCAGCAATAATACGCTCTACAAGCCAAATAGAAGCTAAGACAAGAAGAACGGTAATAACAATTTCAAGTGGATTATCTAAACTCATAGTATTGTTGTAGTGTGAATTGTATTGTAGATTATATTAACAGCTCTTTCAACTGTCATTTCTCCAAAAAGTGTCGATCTTGGATGAATTCGTACTTCAGGAAATTCTGGGGCTTGATATGGGGAATCAATACCTGTAAAGTCTTTAATTTCACCAGCTCGTACTTTCTTGTACAAGCCTTTGGGGTCCCTTTGTTCACAAATTTCCAAGGGTGTATCCATAAAGACTTCTATAAACCGAGCATCACAATACTTTGTAAGAATATCTCGAGCGTCGTTTCGCATTTCCTTCAAGGGAGAAATCAGAGCAACAATAACAATTTCTACTTTTTGAAACTCAATCATATTTCTTGCCATATAGATAACATTGTTAACAAATTGCTTTCTCTCTTCTATAGAGAACCCATAAACTCTGCCTTTATTTTCTTCAAAATAATTTCTTATATTATCTCCATCTAAAAAACCTGTCTTACATTGAAATATACACTTTTCATACAATGCCTTGGCAACAGTAGTCTTTCCAGCTCCCGATAGTCCTGTAATCCAAACAACAGTAGGCTTCATCGATTTAAATCCAAATGATAGGCTTCTAGTACCTTCCAAAGCTCTGTTCTTACCTCATCCATAGCATTAGTGTATTCATTGTGAGCATCTTCAGCTGGATACTTTACTTTATTTCTAAGGTATTGATCAAGTTCCCAAAGAACAGTATAAAACTTTCCACCACTATTGGCTAGTTCAAAATCATCTTGTTCTTCAGGTAAGGTAAATTTTAAAATAGCTTTCATGTTTCATATTATAGCGCATCCTCTTTATATTTCCACAGGAACCCACCACTTGTTTTTTGTAATTTAACTAAAACAGCTCCAACTCCTGTAAAGCCAGTTATATTTTGAGCCTCCGTTATAGACTCCCATTCTCTTATAATATTGCCTTTAAGATCTATTTGTAAAATAGATCTTTTATTTGTAGATGGTTTGCCTTTTTTAGCTAAAGATATTTTTCTTCTTGTCTCTTCAGAAGATGGCCTCCTTTTTAAAAGTCTTCTTCTAGTTTTTCCTGTTTGTGCTATAGACATTTTTATTTTAGTTTCTTCTGAATGCTTTCTTCCTTTCATTGGACTTTTTTGTCCTTTATTTGCATCACTAATTTTTTTTCTTGTTTCTTCAGAATGATAACCAGATTTATCTTTTGTTTGGACTAGCTTACAATTTAAACCTTCTTCAATCACATTATATTCTTCTTGCCAATATCTTTCTCTTTCATTAAGATCATTAATTTCACACTCTTCTAAAACCTCGAATTTATGACTCTTTACTCCATATTTTAACAAAGAATTGTAAAGTTTAGGTTGATCTATACAATCTAAAGATACATAATGCAACCATCTGCTTTTAATATTAGTTGATTGCCCAACATAAATTCTTCCCTTTGGTGATATTATTTTGTATATGCCTATCACTACCCATATATTTATGGTTGCTTTTGGCTAACTCTACAGTTACTTTGGGCATATAATCTTCTGTGTATATTCTAGCTGCTCTTCTAGCTTTGCAACTCTCTCTTCTAAGTACTCAGTTGTTGTCTTTTTCTTCCAATCAACAGGCTCTTCAACCCAAGGTTTAAAAGTCTTCTTTTCTTCAATACCATATACCTCTCTCCACTTTGCTTGAACAGCATCATCTACAGCAACCTTTGTTGTACTCCATTTTTCAGACTCATACCCACCCCAATGAAGAGGGTACATAGGATGCTTTTGTCCATCAATCTTATTTTGTAGCTTCTTCATATCATTATAACTAAAGCTTTCTGCATATTTATCCTGATAATCTCTTACATTACTCTTCAGTACTTCATTCTCCTTATTAACTGCATTAAAATAATTCTTATATTCTTCATGAATATCTTGCTCTAGTTTACCTTTCTCTGCTTTAAGTCTATCAATAGCTTTCTTATATACTGCAATGCCTTCCTTGAGTTTTTCATTCTCCTTATTAGCTGCATCCAATTTAATTGATTTATCTGTATGTTTTGCTACCAATTCATGGAACCTAGCTAACTCATCATCAATAGCTTTTTTAAGGATCTCGAATGATTCTTTCTTTTCCTTCTTTAATACTTCAATCTCCTTATTAGCTGCATTGAGCTGATGTTTATATTCATCTCTATACTTCGTACAACCTTGATAATTATGATCAAGGATTTGATACTTTGCTTTCAATACAGCAATTTCGTTCTTAAGAGCAAAGATCTCAGCTCTATATGCTTCATTTTGATCACTATCAATCTCATTAACTCTATCCATCAACTCAACATTCTCCTTCTTGAGATGTCTAAGACCATTAACTTCTTTTAAGAGTTCATTATTTTTGTCTACTACTTCTTGATAAAGATTCATCCAATTTCTATTACCCTTTTTATATTCAGTATTTTCTTCTTCAAGCTTGTAGATTTTTTCATTACAAAGCTCAGGCTGATGCCAATCTTCAAACTTCTTTAACCTTTCAATTTCATCCTTAAGCTCATCAACAGTATCTGCTTTTTCATCATATAACTTTCTCCAATTTTTATTACCTATTTTCCAGCCTTCAAGCTCATTCTTAAGCTTCTGGTTTTCAGTTAAGATATCTCCAATATACTGTGAGAGTTCATCTGCCTTATATGTTTTTCCATTTATAGTAAATGTTGGTGTTGATGTATAGAACCAATTAGTAGCTGGTTTACCAGTAAGATCATCAACGGATGCACAATCACCAGGGCTACCAAATTTAGGGAAAATATTGAACATTGTGTTTGTATTATGGCTCAAATTTTTAAGATGTCAAGCATAAATAATATTGGTACTAATAAAAAATGCCTGTCACAGGACTGCAATCCTCACAATGCTTCAAGTACCATTCAACTTCTGCTATAATAGAATTCTTTAAGAGATTGATTAGTTCTACCTGACACTCTTCATATGTATCAAAACTTGTCTCTTCATAACTATGGTTAATATAGCCATGATGAGCTACTGTCCACTGTCCCTTTTGTCCATAGGAAAAAGCCTGAGTAATATAGAAATGACAATCTCGATCTTTATAAAAATCTACACAAACAGTATCATACCAGATTTCATTTAATTCGGCAATTTTATCTAGATTGGTCATAATCTTCATAAGGATATTCTGTTTCTAATACTGAGTTCACATCAATGTCCATATCAATTTTGATAGGCTCTCCTACTATATGATTATTTTTATCAACAGCTCTTATAATAATAAATCTAGGATTAGTCATGGATTTTTGAACCATACCAGCTCCTGTAATATGGATTACATCATTACCTATACCACCATCTGAATCATACTCAACTCTTACTGCTTTCATATTAGTATCCCATATCAAGCTCTTGTGCTTGATCAGACAATGCATCTAAAGCCTTGGCCCTCTTCTGTCTCAATTCCTCTCTAGCCTTATCAGCTTTAGGTGTATGCAGAAGATTCCAAAACTTAGCATTAATAAGCTCTTGTTGTCTCTTATCAGAAAGCTCTCCATTACCCTGCCTATGAGCATAGCTGAAAGCATCAGCATTCTGCACAAGCTCTTGAATAGCTAAATTATCCATACAGATACAAGCCATATTGATCTTGTGCAAGAATGCCTCATACTGGGCAACTTTTTGTTTTAGAGTTGGGTTCTTCATTTCCTATATAGTATATTCCTTACAAGGACAAATCAATAAAAAACTCCTGAGTGTTATGATTTGTGTGAATAATATCAATACCATTCGCAGAAAGCTCATGCGAAAAGAACACTCAGGAGCATAAGTATTTATGTGAATAATATTAATACTCAAGAAATCTCCCATTATCAAAAAAATAAGCTCAAATATAATGAATCAAGTCGTGCCTACTATCAAAAGCATAAAGATAGAATAAAAGAAAAAGTAAGGCAGTATAACAAGGTTAATAAGGAGGCTGTTAATCAATCAAAGAAAAGGTATTATAGAGAAACAAAAGAAGCTAGAATTGCTTATTATGAATTAAATAGAAAGCGTTTTGAAGAAGCGGCGCGGGTTCGTTATCGCGAGAATAGAGAAAGACTCCTTGCAATACAAAAACGATATTCAAGTAGTAATATAGGAAAAGAAAAGAGACAAAAGAGATCTCGCGAACGGTACCATAATGATCCCGTTTTCAAATTGACATACAGTATACGTGCAAGAATAAACATGGCTCTAAGAAGCTCTAGTACTCGAAAGAAAAATAATATTATAGAGTTATTAGGGTGTAGTATTGAACAGTTAAAAGACCATATTGAAAAGCAATGGACGTCAGGTATGTCATGGGATAATCATACAAACAGCGGGTGGCATATAGATCATATTAAACCCTGCGCAGCATACAATTTAACAGATATTGAACAACAGAAAGAGTGTTTTAATTATAAAAACCTTAGACCTATATGGGGAACAGATAACAGTTCAAAAGGTTCTATATATTGTGGCATACGTTATAGGTATAATTCTTAACTTAATTAATTTCAGCCACATGATGATCAAATGTCACTTGATCATACAGCCTGAATTTTGCTCTTAGCTCAGCAAAGGAAATAGGTTTAGAACATATTTCAACACCAACATCCATTGTCTTTGCCTTATAGAGAAGCTTTCCGAGCTCAGACTTATATAGATTACCATGAGAATGACTATGAAGCTGCCAAGCTCCTTTATGCTGACCGTTCCAGGTAGCCTGTGCATAATGACACATGACAATAGCCTGTCCATTCACTACAACCTCGAGATAGTTTGGAACAAAGTGAATTAGCTTCTCATGGCCATTAACATTGAGAACATTCTCATGTAATGAATCTAGGATCTGTTTGTACCCTGCCTGATGGTTACCAGGGAGAATATAGAGCTCTTTAAAGTTAAGTCTGTTAAAAAGCTTTAACAACCTCTCATCAGCTTTGTATCCAAAGATAGTATCACCTAAAAGGAAGCCAATAGTGTTCTTATTAGCTTTTGAGTTCCAGTTTTTAATTAGACCCTCATCATGCTCCTCAGAACTGTTATACCCTCTGGTCTTCCAGATAGGAACATCCCATTTTGGATCATGACCATAGTGCATGCAGCCCCAGAACAGAACATTATGATCTGTTGAGCTAACCTTTACAGGTTTATAAAATACATCCTTCATACCAATAATAGTATATCCAACCCTAGGACACTTCAAGTTTATTCTTCTTCTATCTTATATCTATTTGTATTTTCAAATCTATTTGCTACAAATACTTCAAAAGCTTCTAGAATATCCTCTTCAAATTGAACTTGGTCCTGTTCATCAACCATATCAACAACACAATCTAAGATTGCTGTCATAAAGCCAGCTATCTGAGTACTTCTCAAGCTATCATCATAATCTAGAGTCTTTATTGCAGGGTTACCTTTATACATCCCTACAACGAAAACAGGGACAAAGTCTTCATCGTTTGCTTTATTGCTCATCGTACCCCTTCCATATTACATCAAATAACCAATAAGGCAAATAAGCATAACTAAGAATATAGAATCTTTTTCTCCAAGACATTCCTTCAGTAATATACAGAAATCTTTTAAGGAATTTCATTACCTAAAAGCTTTTTGCACAAATTATTACAAGAGATCCTATACTCACACTCCATAGGATCTCTTGCCTCAATGGCATTGAAATACTGCTCATCATTCTCAATAAACTCTTCTTTTAACTGCTTTTTAAAATCAGGGTTGAGCTTAGCACTAATCAACTCAAGAATAGGTTTAACATCTAGATCTGATAAATGTAAAGTAATTTCAGAGTTATCATATTCTGAACCATAATTAAACTCAAGCTTTAGAGTTACAGGAGGATGATAGAGATCACCAAAAGGTTCCCCGGTAAAGTCAGAAAAGTAAGTTACTTCTTCGTGTTGTTTTGGAACTAATATTTTTTTCATGATTTGTTTAAAGAGTTGTAGATGTCATCATAAGCTCCAAGAGAAGCATACTGTTTCTTTTTTAATGCTTTCTGCTCCTCTTGGAACTTTCTTTCTGATTCTTGATAAAAGTTCTCTACTCCTGTATTGATGATATTATAGGTACCATCTTCTAGGATTTCAAGAACTTGTTGAAGACCACAATCAATATCAATACAAAGTCCCTTATTTCGAGTCTCCTCTATATCAATACCATGACGCATGGGTGTATGGCCATAGACCTGCTTAATACCTGATTGATCATTCCAGTATGAACCTGTATAGGGTTCTTGAAAATGATCTCGCCAAACCGCACCACCGACCCGATGAATGCCCCCCCTACACTTTCCAGCTCCAGCTAGTTCTTTACTAAAGATTCTCGCATCAAAATCCTGTTGTATCTTCTTGAGCTTAATATTAATTATCTCATTATCCATACCATAAGGCGGGCTTGAGAACCAAAACGGATGAAAGCCAGCGTGTGAAAACCAAAAACCATTTTCATAATGAGCAAATTTGAGCTTATCCCAGTCTTCATTAGTCATGATTCTGTTAATAGCGTCATCCTTCTGCGGGGTATAACCTATGCATTTATAAATTTGATCGCCGATATTAGAGCCAGGACGAATATTTTTATAGTGATAGCTCAAATCATGATTACCAATAAGAGCGACGTGATTAGCTTTGTTTATAAATCCTTTAAGCCATTTAGCCGTTTGATCAGCATTAATAGCAGAATCACCAAAGTCATCGAAGAAATCCCCGACTGCAACAATAGTGTGCGTATCAGTGTACATTTCAACAATATGCTGTGCCTCGACGATATGGTTATGAATATCACCCACGCATAGTAATTTAGCCATGTATAAAGTATAGATACTTTAGGCGGAAAGGCAATAAAAAACTCTCGAGACGATATTGATGTGTCATGACCAATATTAGTACAAACGACTATAGTCGCAAAGTTCGTCTCGAGAGCATAAATACTTATGTCATGACAAATATTATTACTACACGAGAACTCTCTTTCAATAAAAAGAATAAATTAACATCTGAACAAAAGCTGCAGATATGTAGGCGGTACATAGAGGGGGAAAGCTGTGAAAGTTTATCACGTACATTTAATGTATGGTGCGGTACGGTGGTTCGCCTACTAAAACGTAATAACATTCAAAGACGGGATCATAGAACATCATGTTCAAGATACAAATTTAATCATAGATTTTTTACAAATATTGATACAGAGGCTAAAGCATATTTTATTGGATTTGTATTAGCTGACGGTTGTGTGCGCCGCGATTGCCTAACAATCCAATTACATCAACAAGACACGCATATTCTTGAATATTTTATTAGCTGTATAGAAGGTGACTGTAAACTCTACTCTAGTAAACAAAGAAACGGGGACGTACACCCTGTATTAAAGCTGTCTTCTCTACAAATGATTACCGATCTAAAGCAGCACGGTATAATAGAAAACAAAACATACAATTTAACAACATTACCCGCAATACCTGAACATTTAGAAAGACATTTCTGGAGAGGGGTTATGGATGGTGATGGGTGCGTGTACTTATCTAAAGATAAAAAACAATTTCAAGCGTTTATATGTAATTATCTGAAGCACCCTATCGATGCATTTGAATCTTTTTTACTTAGGAATAATATCGAAACACGAGGTATAATAAAATACCCTGGTGTTTATAACTTAACACTATGTAACAAATATGCTCTTAAATTTCTTAAGTTAATTTATACAGATTCTGATCCCGAACTCTGCTTAAAGAGAAAATATGAAAAGTATTTAAAATATACAGACTCAGGATATGTCAATGAAGAAAGTAGAGAATAGCCTTAATAAGACTCCACCACATTAAACAACCAAGAATCATTGCTCCTAGCCAAGTAGCTAAGGGTATAAAATCTCTATCCATCAGTTAATGCTATATACTATTATTGGTATATGCAAGCAATATTTTAATTATATTGTATTAGATATCCTTTATCAGATAACTTTGAATACCCTGCTACGTTATAGAGTATTATGTCTATGTTACCGTATGCACTAATATTTGGTAAATTTACAGTAAATAGATTATCATTTGTATAATAAAAGCTGCTTAATGGTAAGCCATAACCTGTAAAAGCGGGGAATAGAGCTGATACTTTATGATTGTTTGTAAAATTATTTACTGTACTTAAACTCGGAAATGTAACATTACCAGAACTAAGGAATACCTGCTGAATATGTTCAAACATCCTACCTTGAAATAGAATGGATGCCGTTTGTGGATATGTAACGGTAATATAGTTCACTAACTATATTTAATAAATTACTTTTTAAGAGATTGAACTTCTGCTTTAAGTTCTTTAATAGCCTGAAGAAGAAGTGGTATTATCTTATCGTAATTAACTGCTTTATACCCATCATTGCGTGTAACAACTGCTTCAGGTAAAACTTGTTCAATTTCCTGTGCTATAACACCAACATCATGACCGGTATGAACAGTTTGAAGTTCAGTATTCCAATCATATTCAACACCGTTTATACTTTCAATCTTATCTAATGCCGATGTAATTGGTTGTATATTATTCTTTAATTGTCTGTCAGAAGAAGCAAAAGCAATAATATCACCATCAGCACTAATTGTACTAGTAGCATGAATTGTACCAGTTACGTCAAGTGTTGTAGCTGGAGTTACTGTGTTAATACCAACACAGTGAGTATTATTATTATCAACAAACATTGTAGTAACAGTATTTGAATTATCTTGAAAATACGTACCGCCTGTTGCCGGTCGAAGAGCAAGATTAGTACTATCACCGTAAATGTAACCCGTACCACCGAGGTAGATATTATTACTATCAACCTTTAAATTACCATTAACTTCTAATTTCTGGGATGGTGATGATGTACCAATACCAACATTTCCACCGTTAATAGCTGTAGTTATATTACCAGATTGATCGATCTTTAAGCGGTTAGTACCAGAACCAAGTACGTTAGTCCAAATATTGAACGTATTATCCGTCTCTTTTGTAATTGTAAACCCTTGTCCATTGACATTGTTACCTAATTGTAATGCAGCGTAATTTAACGCATTAATCTGTAGGTTACCTACTGGTGATGATGTACCGATACCAACACTACCACCGAATATCGTAGTACCTGAAGCACTAATTGTACCGAGTACTGATAATTGTACGTTAGGATTTGTTGGGGGTATTACACCAATACCTACACTACCGTAGTTATCTACGTAGAAAGATTGAGGTATTGTGCGATTTGTATCTTGTATAACTAGAGAGGGACCTGAGCCTACTTGTTTTATTGAAACGGCCGGTAGAGCATTATTAGTTGGTATAAATGTAACCGTTGACTGACCATCGCCAACATTTGTTAGTGTACCGCCTGATAGGTATAAAAATCTATTCGAGATATAAGCGTTAGTACCTGCGCGAGAATTATAAATTGATTGATCAACATATAATTTGTTTGTTAGATCACTATTATTAACAGGCAACGTACTTACACTAACACTTGTCGTACTACTTAGTGTACCGAAAACCGTTGCTACCCCGCTCAACGGTACATAGTTATTACCTACATAGTTTCTTGTATATGTTTCTGCTGTTCGGACACCAGAAAGTAATGCATTAAGATTAACAATATCTATTAAATTAACTGGGTCACTAAGGATAGTACCGCTATTAACACTTATTGAGCTGACATTAAGTGTGTATGAGGTAATATTATTTTTAATATTAAGTGAGGAGGTAGTAGGATCTGTACCAGTATCTAAAGTAAGATAAAGAGGATTAAAAATTAATTGACCTGTTGTATAATCAAAAGGAGAGCCATAAACAGGATGTATATTAGTCCATCCATTAATCTTACTAAAGGAATATAGCTTATTATCAGCGTTACCGTTAGCATCAAAATTTTGAAACGCAAGATCACCGTTATACGCTAAAGATGAATACTGATCTCTATTATTAACAACACCAAAATTAGTATTACCTACGAGTATACCGCCTTGGGTAACACCGTCACCTATAAAAAGACGCTTTGTATCAACAGTGTAGCCAAGTTCGCCAGAATAAAAAGTAATATTCTGTCTATCTAAATCAGTACCACGCCTGATAATAATCTTAACTACTGTATCTGATGTAACATTAATAGTGTTGGCCATTGTGATTATTTAGTATAAAAGTAATGAAATCCAATTAGTTCAGATATACAATTTGTTGTGTGCTCTTGTAAGCCTGTACATCAGCCACTAAAGCAGATAACAAAGCTTGTTGTGCATTAAAGATGTATTGAAACGGGCGATTAATAATATTATTCTGAAATATTTCGTTTATACCAATAAAGTTTGTTACATCCTGGTTAAATTGTAGTGTATTCAACTCAGCAGGTAACAGGTAACGAGTACCCGCAAGAAGAGTATCACCAGAGATAGTATTTTGATTATAGAGGAATCTACTTGAGATATTATCTCTCAGTCTCATATGATTCATTAAAAGTTTAGAAATAGATTTATTAATAACCCAGTTTTGTAAATATTCTTCTTTACTAATAGTGATGCCACTTAACGGATAAACATCAAACACATCGTCAGTTAGTATACTTGCAACATTAAGATTGTCCTGAAAGAGGGAGATTCGATTACCACCACCGGTTTGATAGCTAATTGTAAAATTATAATCGTATTTTACATTATTACTCGTCGTTGATAAGGTAGCAAATGTAGTAAAATTTTGATTTGAAATATTAAATCCACTCAATTGATAACTACCTACTGTATCGTAAGACTTATCAACAAGTTTTTTGTATATATTGTTGTTCGTTATAAAATAAAAAACGTTTGAGTCAGATTGTGAAAATACAAGACGTTTTACACTATCATTTGCGGCAGATAGTGCTGTAAAATCAAGAATTTGTTTGTTATTAAAATTATTACTATATTTGTAAACGGTCCAATTTTTATTAAGGACATAATTATTACCAAATTGATCATGTGTAATCTGTACAGGACCGGCAGATAAGAAATCTCTAAAAAGCCTATATGTTGTAAGCCAATTTAAATTTTTATCGTACGTTTTGATACAGCTATTACCAGCATCTAAAACATAAAGAGTAGAATTATAATAATCTATACTAATTGGAGCATTAAATTTTGTATTATCAGTAAAAGCCCCGAATCCACCAGTTTGGTTTTTATAGATAAGAATATTTTGTAATAAATTATCATTAGTTAGAAACCCTGACGCATCGTATAGGTATATACTATTACTGCCCTGATCTAAAACATACATTGAATAATCATCTCCAAAAACAATATCTTGAATCTTTTGAAAATTGATGTTTGAGCCTTGAAACGTTGTATTTGTAATAAAGGCTGTAGTAATGTTTGTAAATGTAGAATTACTTTTTAGAAAATTTAACGTTATATCTAAAGGTCCATTATATGTTGTTGTTGCAAGGATATATTGATCTAAGTCCTTATTATATTTTACCGCTAACACGCCAGGTGCTGTTTGAACAACAGCACCACTACCTCCAATCGACGGACCTATACTACCGATTAATGCGGAATTAATACCATTATACCAATTAAATGAATTATTATACACCCCAGCAACGGCAACACACGTAATTGGTATAACATTTGACGCAACGTGTGCTGATTTATAGAGGTATAGATAATTATCATACAGCTTAGTAATGATATTATTAATATTAAAGTTGTTTACTGTTTCATTAGGCTGAATTTTAATCGAGTCAAAGCTAGAATACGGCAAACTTAATGTTGATCCTAGATAACGGTCATAGATTATGCCTTGCTGAGATATGATATCGTTAATATTCATTGATTTAGTTAACCCAGGTTATTTTATTTAGTTTCGTATACACAGGTGCAGAATTTTGAAGCGTTTTTTGTATACGTTGTTCAATCTCACCCTGTAATCCTACATCGGTGATACCTGTATTACGTAAAATTACATTGTATTGTGTTGATTTAGCGCCAGGTACATCAGCTTTAAAGTATCTTTCTACTTCTTCAAGATAGCTTCTACGGCCACATGGTATATCAAAATGCAAATCTTTCATTACACCACTCTGACGTGCGTGCATTATAATATCATAATCATTTAACGGCGTGTCGTATAGATAGAAATTCTTAATCTTTGCATTCTCCATCAAATAAAGATTTTTCTGAAGGTATTGGAACAAGGGTTTGGAGTTATTAATATTTGATGAACCAATAAGGAACGGTCGATATATTAAATTACTAAAATGATATTTTCTTGGTGCGAATTGAATACTTTGTACTAATTGTGCGTCAATGAATAGTGACATGTAGCCATTATAACTGTCAAAGCGAATTGCAAAATGATGATAACCGGGATCTAGAGCAGATAGATTATATACAATTTCATTCAGACTGATATCTGATTTATCGTATAAGTTTGTTGTTACAGCTTTAATATTTAAATTTGATTTTGGATATACTCCTTGTACAAACTCGCGTAGATATGTTGTATTTGTTAATACAGGTCTATTTGCTGTTTTTGTAAAATAAAATGTACTTGATAATTGGCTACCATTCGTATCATATACCAAGAATTGATATGCAGGTGTTGACGTAAGAGCAGTTACTGTATTTGATAGTGTCTGATAGGAGTATCCTGTGCGAGCAAAGAGTACATTGTTATAATATTGACCGTTATAAAACTCTGATATAAAACCAATAGTGGAATTTGTAAAGGTATCTAAATTTTGCGTATATTGAATAGTGCCTTGATAACCGGAAAGAGGTGGATTTGTAAATACCACGTTGCTACCACTAAGGGTAAAATCAAATACCGGTCTAAATGGTGTATTGTTAATATTAACAATAAGATCTTGTGTAGCAAGTCCCGGTGCCGCTGTTATGGGGTATGTAGATGTACTACCATTACCAGTCAATGTTACTGTAGTTGTTACAGGGGTATTTGATGTTAGTGTACCAGATAATAATAGCTGACTATTTTGTGTAAACTTATAGTAATTATTGTTATTATTAATAATCCAAATATTACCATCGAAATCGATATTAAAATCACTTAATAATGTATTTTGGGTTGGTGATATTCTAAACGCGGTAATAGGTTGAGATACTGTACCGTTTTGGACGCTGCCAATATTCCAGCTAAACAGTGTTCTACCAGCATCACCGCGATAATAAATTGTATTGTTAATACGTTTAGCGTTATCGTTTGGTGTAAAAAAGAAATTACCATTGTAGAATGTAACCGAGCGAGATGATACTGGTGGTAGGGATTTACCAACTCCTGCCACATAACAATTATTATATATGTTGGATGAAAGTACAGGTGTAACGGCGTTAGTAAATAAATTTGCTGATAATAATGTTGTCGTTGTCGTACCAGGGCATAAAATAAAAGCTACTGTATCTGTATTAGTTGTAAATACAGTATTTGATAAATACGGTGAAAATGTTTGACGTAATAATTGGTTATTACACGTATACTGTCTTAGATAGCCATCACTAAAAGCAACTGAATAATTTTCTACAAAGTTAGGACGAATAAATGCAAGCGCTGTTGTAGGATATGTTATAGTATCAATTTTGGTAAAATCAGTATTGAGTACATCAAGGCTAGATGTAGAATTGACAAATATTGTTGGTGTAATTATATTTTCATTAAAGATACCAAAACCGTCATTGAGTAAATTGCCAATAATTTGATTTGCAAACGGTGCGGACCAGTTTTGATTATACATATCAAAGCAAATAGTAAATTGACTTGAGTCTTGTATACCTGAAAGCGAATCTGTTATTGCATATTGATTTCCATTAAAACTATATTCTTGAGCTGCATCTAAGCTTGGATATGCTATAGCGCCGTTTGTTGTAAAAAAGTTTGGAAAACCATTTTCAACAATAAATGGCTTAAAGATATTCAAATAATTTAATACGTCTGTAGGTCCGTAATGATGGTAGGCATAATATGCACCTGGTTCAAATGTAAGACTTGATGGTACATCAATTACAACATCGGTATTGTTTACGCTAACTGATGCATCTATAAGACCTTCAAAAGATGTTGTATAGGTGACTGCTTTTAATGATCTGGTAGTAAGAGCAGCAAAAAATGATGTTTTTGATGGATTATAATATCTATCAACCCAAATTGGATATTCGGTTATGTCAGTACTACCCGATAACCAGCTACAGAGAAATGTACCATTTACTTCGCCTGTTGTACTACCGAACGGTGATGTATGTTTTGCATCGGCTAATTTTTTAAAAATTTTATCCGACTTTACCGGGTGGTCACCTGCAATAGCACCAGCCTCTATTAATCCAGAATCATTAATGTTTATTTGAAGGAATGGATATAAGGTCGGCGGTACATGAAAGTACGTTACCTTGTCACCCTTCAGTACGATATCTGTCGTATATGATTCATATCCAAGAGTAATATTATCATTGCCAAGTAATTGATTGGAGCCTGAAAATAATGATTTATAATCGCGCATCTGAACATCACTCTCAGATAAGAACGGTGATTTATTAAACTGAAACGGATTATTTCTTGATTGATAATTTTCCGGCGTTGTAGTATTCTTTAAGGATACAGCATTAACATCGAGTTGATTGCCTGTTAACGTTAAATATTGACTATGTAGAAGAATATTAGAATTAATATTTTGTGTAGACTTATCGATGTTAATATCTTGAGTGTTGGTCAAGAAATTTTGACCATAACTAACCCATGGGTCATATAATATTGTATTATTTGGTTCAACTGGACGTGATACACATGCAAGCACTGCTGTTGGCGGCCATGAAGGTACACCCGATACTGATGGAAACCCTGTCAATGTTTGAGTTAAAGCATCATAGCCAAAATAATGCGGAAAGTCTTGTAAATTCTTTGATAATATAAAAAGATTAGTCTGTCTATTATAATCGTAATTAAAATATTGCGGACTCTGGTCACCAAGGTAGTCAGTACCTAGATCAAATGAAAAATATAAATTAAGATCTGCACCCATTGTGAGATACCTCACTATATTTGCATTAACGTGCTCAACTTTACAAAGTGTATCAGAGTGAAACTTTATAGTAAAGAAATATCTATTATCCATGTTTGCCGATAAACCAGACATGGATAATGATGCTGTAGCAATGTTAGCTGCTGGTTCTTCAACAACAAGAAAATTAGAATCCGATGTCACGCCACCCGTGGCATTAGCTGCAAGATAGGTTGTGAGCCCATTATCGGGAATATAATTAAGATCCTGTATATAAGCAGCACTTATAAGAGGTACATTTTGTGTAAGGAACAAATTTGAATAATTATTGGTGGAACTATCATTTGCTTGCGATAAAACTTCAGAAAGAGGTAAGTCAACACCTTGTTCGGTATAAAAAACATTTTGATCAAATTGCAACAAACTATCCGGGCTATAATTGGCTGAAAGTCCTATATAGTTTGCTGAATTTAAAGTGACGACCTCCATGTCTTTATTTATCTAGAACTAAAACGGACGCTAGTTCGTTTGTAATGTTAAATTCCACTTATTAACAAGATAATTCTGTACTAACGCTATTTCATCCGGTGTAAGAGGCTTGTTAAATATCATGAATTCAGAGATTTCTGTATCAGTTAAGTAACTATTATAGTATGCATCACTTGTACCGAGAAGCCCAAATACAAGTCCATCATTACCTCCTCCCCCAATTGTACCTGTATCATATGTACCAGGGGCTACGTACTGCCCATAAACTGGGTTAGTACCGCCGGAGAGGAAAGAACTTAATGTTGATGTATAGAGGTTCAGGAAATTAACAGGAGGTGTTACAGTATTATCTCGTTTAATAATAGCTGTATCAGCGGTAAAATATGCTGTAGCATTTTCATTACCGCTTATGGTTACAGAAAATAAACTGTATGTAGCTAGATTTTGTGAAATTGGCCCGGTAGTAACAGGCTGATAGATACCATTACTTGCATCAAATGCGCTTGTACTAAAGTAAAAGCTCGTATCACCTTGTTCTACGACAACAGAAGCGTTATTTGTAACACCAGAAGGTGATTGAAGAGATACATTAACATACGGGAGATAGTTCAAGCCATCACCCTGACTATTTCGTACCTGTTCATCAGTATTTAAATCGTACGCAAATAAAGTATCATGTGTACCAATTTGATTTATCTTCATTACTGCAAAAACAGTAAATCCTGGTACACTACCAGTACGATTATAAAAAATACTATCAATATAATTTGGCCCACCGACCGGTAGAGCATACAAGTACTGATTATTTATCACATTACCCTGACCGGCAGCGCGAAAACGTACACACTTTCTTTTTGATTGGCTGTTAGCCGGGTATTCAAAAATAGGAGACTGCGAACCATCATTTGCATTACAGAAATAATTATTTCCATAGACACTCTTATCGTACCATAAAAAGACACGTCCAAATGAATCTTTACTAATTGTTGTTTCATCTGAAGCATCCAACCAAGTAATTAAATTATACGCTGGTATAGATACATTTGGATCAAACGGGTATATGGTCGGATAGTTAGTATCAACAGTGCTTAGAACGCGTGCGACTGTGAGATACGCAGGATTTTCTAATTCAAATATATTTTGTGTTTCGGTAGTAGATAGCTGTGGAGTATTACTTATGAGATGAATATCATCAAAATCATAGATTGAACTAGGTACGGATGATAGACTAATATTGTAAATCCAGCGAGTGAGATTACTGTAAAATGCTGTAACCGATGGATTAAAAGTTGTTATAGTAGAATTACTCAACGGAAAATAATTATGAGTAATAGATGTACCAGCTGGAGTGCTTGCAGAGGCTGGTTGACCTTGTGTTGTTGCTTGTAAGCTTAGAGTATTACCTACAACTAGGTCCTGTGTACCATCGCCGAAATTATATACTATTTTTAATAATGGAACGTTTGAACTATAAAGATCACTAGGATCAAATGTAATTGAATACGGTCCTTTAAGAAGACCAAGTGAAATATCCGTTACAAAGTCTCTTACAAGATATCCCCACGGGGTATAATCTGTATCATCAGCTGTTGCAGTAGGTAGACCTGTGCTATAATTGTAATCTGAACCATCATCTGTCGACAGATATGTATAATTGGTACCGTAAGGATCGTTTTGTGTTGTATTCCAAATCTGTCCACCATCTAAGACTTGTGGTATACCATACAATGCATTACCGCTTAATATTACCGTAAGAGATTTCACTATTAATTACTTATTAAAGTAATACAGAGCTACAAGTCTTTAATTTTACATGAAAAACACATAAACATCATCACCTACAATAGAAGTTGACATATGTTTAAATCCAAACTTTGATTCGTTAATACCCTTTACAAAGTCCGGCCATTCCTTAATAGATGTTTTAGCCACTTTTCCTGAAATATCTGCAGGTAAAACTTTATTGAAGATTGCTTCAATATGTTGTAGTATATTACTTTTAATTGCAAAATCATATAATAGTGATCCAACATCTTGCTTATGTATTGATACGTATGTGGATATTACGTTTCTACAACTACAATTTGCATTAGATGAGGCACTTTCAATATCTGCAGCAATAGAAGGTGCAGCTTCCTTAAAAAGTGCTTTAAAACCAGAGTCAATAGTTATTACTTGTAATATAACATTACCTAATAACGTTGAATCTATAAAATCCTGCTTTGTCATATATTAATTTATAAAATTAACTGACTGTGTTCCAGTTTTTTTCTTATAAAGAAAAGCTGCAAATAAATGAGCTACAAGCCCACAAAAAATATTTGTAAGAAGTGGAATTTTAATATCTAGATATATTGGATTATATAAAAATGATGTAAGCAGTCCAAACCAAAATGACGCACATTCCGGGCATTGTAACGGTACTCTTATATAAGGAATATATGAAATCTTATTACGTACCGGTTTAAAGATATCAGAAAAACTATACATATATGATACGCTTAAGCTTAAGCATATAAAATATAGTAAATTTAAAAAATACATTATACCACAAATTTAACCTGCCCGGTAGGTGTCGAAATAACAGCAGGTGTACCTGGATTTGGTGACGAAACAACCACAGAGAAGGTACTGTACGGTAATGCTTCAGGTGTCAACGATACTGTAACAGGTATATTGAGACTGTCATTAGCTGCTGCAATTATATTGCTATAGTCAGTAGATTCGGTTGCGATTATTTTCTGAACAACTGGGTATATAAGCTTTGCAACCTGTGTATTAAAATCTTGAGTTGGATCAAATATTGATAAATCGTAACTATACGCAGGATATTGATCTGGAGCATTTTTAAATAATGGTGAATGTGGTCTAATAACAATTTGACCTGTTTCCTCATTAATTGAATCAATAATAAAGCTTACATCTGCTACAGAAGGGGTACTCATAATATATGTTATTTATTTCAGAAGTCCTAAAACGCTACCTGTATTCGTAAAGCTTGCAACATAGATCGTACCATCTAAATAGTACCCCGGTGATCCACCCTTTCCACCGGCACTAGTATATCCTCTCTGACCGGCCTGACCATTAGAACCCGGTCCACCAAAAGTACCACCTTGACCACCGTACCCGCCGTAATTAACACCGGGATTTATCGCACCTGCAGCTTGATTATATCCTTGACCAAGACTACCAGCTGATCCATTAGCATCTAAACTTCCACCATAGAAACATTGATATGATGGGTTAACCCCTGGGCAAAAAGCACACGCACAGCAATTCTGCCCACCGCACCCACCACATGAATCACCACCACAGCTTCCACCGCCACCGCCACCGCCGCCGCCGCTGTAAATATTTCCCGTATTAATTATTGTACAAACATTTTGTAATAAAATTACATCACCACCATTACCACCAGCGCTACCTGCAGTCTGTGATAAAGGTGTACAGCAGCCACCAGCACCACAACAACCTGTATACGCACACCCCGACACGCCACCGGCACCACCACGTACACCACCGGCACCCTGCAAAGAACCATTATTTGTGAGTGTAATTCTATCTCTGGTTGGATGAAAATTTGCTATAGTAATTACAGGCTTAGTAGGATCAGATGAACCCACAACAACGCCGTTATTAATAATTATGCGTAGGTTTAAACTAGCATTTACACTTTTGATTATATTTTGACTAATGAGATACGATCTTATATCAAAAGCTTTGCCTGGTTGTAGAGTTGTAGTATCAACACTACTTGTAAATGTGTATGTTATAGTTGCACCAGAATCAGCTGTTGTACCAATAATGTTAGGAATTGACATAAGAATTTTATGCTAAATCACCGAATAATACCCAACCGAATGTGCTATTCCACGTTAAAGTGGCAGCAGAGTATCTAGCTGATAATTTAGTTAGACTATAAGCCTGATTAATAGTACCGCCGGTGAATGTAACATCTCCTGTATTTGTTCTAATAATAGTTACCTGAAAACCGTTTCTCACTGTAGCACCAGCGATCGTAACATTATGTGCTGCAGTACTATTCATATAAATTGTACCACCACAATCACTATCAAGAACAGTGTAATCAGCATCTGTAACAGTCTTTGTTGGAGCCCCCGCAGATGTCGTACCACTAGAATTAATATTACCAGTTGCATTAATACTACCACTAGAATTAATATTACCAGTTGCATTAATACTACCACTAGAATTAATATTACCAGTTGCATTAATACTACCATTAACGTCTAAGGCTTGTGCAGGATTTGTGTTATTAATACCGACACGATTGTTGGTATTACTATCAACGTATAATGTTGTTGTAGACCCTGCATTATTCTGAAAGAATGTTCCGCCACCTGTAGGCGGTCTAAGAGCTAAATTACTACCATCACCATAATAATATCCTGTACCACCGACAATGACTCTACCACCATCGACTTGTATGTTACCATTAACTTCTAATTTCTGTGCTGGGCTAGGTGTACCGATACCCACATTGCCATTTGAGGCAATACGCATACGTTCTAAACTATTTACACCATCCCAGAAATAAAGATTATTATCACCTGCTGCGCCTATATCCGTACCTATTTCAAAAGATGGATTATAATTTTTTTGGAATTGAATTGTATTTTTCCACTGACTACCGATTGTATTATTTAGATATAATATTGGTTGACCGCTATTTCTAATTACACCATTACCAACAACCTCAAGAGATTGACTAGGTGATAGCGTACCTACACCAACATTACCGTTACTTGATATGTACATTGCACTTAGTTGAGGATTACCTACTGTAAATAATGTATTACCGTTTGAAACAACGTTAAGTAGTGCAGGTGATATACCAAATCCGTAACTACCAACACTAGTTCCTGAATCAAATAAACGAATTGTGTTTGTCTGACCAGGTGCACCAACAGTCGATGTACCAAAGGAAAGTGGCGCACCAGGTGTAGTTGTACCAATACCTACATTGCCACCACTTGTATATGATAATACATTACCAGCGGTATTATCATATAAATTAGTAACATCGCCGTTTCTATAGAAAGCACTAGAACGTCCATTTCCGTTTCTATCATAGGCTGTAAAGCTACCATTTGTACTACAAGCATTAAATCCATTATTTGCTGCTATACTGCCACCTGCTGTTATACTACCTGGTGCACTTAAATTATTAACGTACGTGTAGTTAACTTGTGATGCACTTAAATTTGATCCAAGAATAAAGGTATTTTGGTATCCTTTAGTATCATTAGCAGATCCACCTGCAACAAATGAATAATTGCTAGAAGCAGTATTGCATAAGCCACCAGTAACAACAGAGCGTACACCAGAAGCTGTATTACATTTTCCACCACCAATAAACGCACTACTATTACTTGCAACATTTGTATAACCTGCTGCAATAGCAGCATTATATCCACTAGCAATATTTGCCGTACCACCACCAATAGAAGCACCGTAACCTGATGCTGTATTACAAACGCCACCAGCAACATTTGAATAAAAACTTGTAGCACGGTTACTGAAACCACCTGTAACGTTACTATAGTTACCAGATGCTGTGTTGCAGGTACCTCCTAAAACACTTGAATAATATCCTGAAGCAGTATTAAAATTACCGCCACCGACATTAGAGGCTGAGCCTGTTGCAGTATTGGTACCATGTGCTGGTATAATTGATGAAACAGGGGCATTGTATGTATAGGTAAGATATGAAAAGGAACTAACAACATTATAGGCAGTTTGCCAGTTACCACTATTAGCGGACATCGTTGAATATGTACTCTGCCAAATACCACTATTGGCTGTAAGATTAGAATAAGAATTTGTCCATGCAGCGCTATTTGATGTAAGGTTTAAATAACTACTCGTCCAACTAGCACTATTAGCTAGGGAATTAACATAAACACTATTCCATTGATCACTATTACCTGCACTTGTAAAGACAGAATTTGTCGAAGAAAGATTATTTACTAATGTAAAACCTGTTATTGATGCGGTAATATTTGAACCAAGAATAAACGAATTATTACCTGTTAATGTATTATTAATACCACCAAGGATTCCAGAATAATTACTAGATAGATAAATGGTATTTGTACCGATATTATACGCCGGTATTGCTATTGTCGTAGTACCAGGAACTAGAATGAGTGGGTAGGAGCTAACAGGGTTATTAAGAGTAAAAACAGGTGTTGATGGCCATAGACTATCATTAATCTTTGGACCATAATATAAACCTGTATTTGAATCTACATAAAAATCTGCTGATAGTCCAAGAAAATTACTTGGAGGGCCTGCTGAAACATATATAATACTACCTCTATTACCTGTACATAAAGCGGTAATGGCTGGGACGTTTAGTGAAAGTGTAGCTGCAATGGCCATGTCTATGATTATTTATTCCTTAGTATTTGTTTTTTAAACAATACTAGGCGTGTAGTGTTACGTTAACATAACGGTCACCTGACGTGTAAGGCGCACCAGGATCAGCTGGTTCAACCTCAATGAGCGGCTGACCTGCTGTAACTACAGGATTTACTGTCGTATGGTTGTCGTAATTATTTAAAATATTAAGTGTATCGTATGAGTAGAAGATACCACCTGGATTAACGTATGTAAGCGTAGCATTAGCTGATAATGATGGGCTGTTTATATCATATGTATAGGTATCTTGTGAAGCGTATGTAGTAAACGCACCGTTTATATTAAAATTTCTAATTTTAAAGATTGTATCTGCTACCTCACCGGTTGAAAACCCTATACCACATCTAACTGTTGGTGTATAATTAACAGGTGTACTGCTCAACGGAACACCATTTATAGTTACAGCTGTACTTGATAATAACGAGTTATTATAATTTGTAAAGCTATAGTCTAGATAATTTGTAAAAATTAGATCATTAGGTGATTTAATATCTACAATAACTCGTTGCCCGAAATCTGTTAATCTTACACGAATACGCTTAAAATCTGGTGTTTGACCGGCCGTTATTTGTTGATATAGACTAACATTTTTAGGATAAGCACGGTTATTTAAATTTAAAGTGTTAGTAATAAAGTCAAAATCATTATCTGAGTTAGAACGTAAGGCAATGGAATTTGGTGTAATACTATCTAGGCCCGATTTAAAAAAAGTATTGTTACCGAAATTACCTGATATATCAAACCCTACACCCAGTCTACCGCCTTGTAATCCCTTGCTGTTATTGCTATCGTATATAGGTATACCTGTTGCATCAACATTATAAACTGAACTATATGCTAACCCTGGACCGGGCCCGCCACCCTGGGCGTTAGGTGCAGAGGTATCATAGAAGAAAACACAAAAACCTTCACTACCGTTCATACTAGGTCCATAACATGCGTAATCAAAAGATACAACTATATCTTTAGTTATATCCAAATACCGTTGAAACGTAACTGAACCAGCGACTGTATTTGGTGGTAAAATATACATAGATTTAAACTATGTTAACTTGTATAAATGGGAATATATCCAAGTAAAACTCCTGACGAATTATAGATCGGAAATTTATTAGTAATAGTACCGTTTGTTGGTGTACCGACAACATTACCGATCCAAAGAGCACTTGTCGATGTCACACCTGTCGAGCTAATGTTATTAACATATGTGTAATTAGTTCGACTTGCACTTAACCCGGTACCAAGAATAAAAGTATTTGCATTACCGTTGTCTGTATTATTATAGCCGTTAGCAATGAAGGAATATCTACCCGACGCTGTATTTGTCTTACCGTTAAGTATACTAGAATAATATCCTGAGGCAGTATTATTACTACCTATACCAATAAAATTTGTTCCGCTTAGTGCTGTATTATTCTGACCGCCTATAATAGTGGAAAATGATGTATTTGTTACATTACACTGACCGCCGATAATATTTGTAAATGGACCATTTGCGGTATTACAGAAACCGTTACCTATAAAAGAATTAGAACCTGAAACTGTAACTGTATTACAGCATCCACCAGAAATATTTGAATATGCACCAATAGCGTTATTACTATTAATTACCGGTTGAACTGTACTAATACCCGAGCCAGCTTTGTATACATTAGTACTGTTAATAATGGCATATACATCTTGCCCGCCAGATAGAAATTTACCTGCTGTACTTATATCAGATTTTGCACTAAATGTACCGGTAGTAGTTGTATTATCAAGAAAATTAAGTGACATATAATATAATAGTATTTATCAACCAGTCCTTTATATTAATAGAGGTATTCATAAACTATTGAGTAGGCCCGACAGGTGCATTACCAGTTATACTACCATTTATAAAATTTTTACCTATAATAGAATATCCCGGGTTTTGCTTACTACTATCACTACCTGGCCCGCCAGCTAGAACACCATTATTTATTATAGTTGTCAAGCTTGTGAGTGTGAGAGCAGGTCCTCCTGGTAGATCTGGTGTATACGATATTGAAGCGCCACCATCGTCACCACCCTTACCGAATCCACTATTCCAATTATTATCATTTACACCACCGCCGTCACCGCCCTTACCACCGCCACTACCTGAGCTACCGCCACTACCATTTACACCACCACCACCCCCCCCACCGGGTGTAGCAATATTGGTACCGTTAACACTTATGTAACCACCGCTACCTGATGTACCACCCTTTGCTGCAACACCTCGCTTACCACCAGATCCAGCGTCTCCGCCACCACCACCTGCACCACCACCAAACTTCACAATATCACCAGCCTTTACTGCAACAGTACCACTTGCACTGCTTCCTCTACCACCACTACCACCTGCCTTTTGACCAGCGTCACCAGGGCCTCCACCTGCTCCACCACCTCCACCACCGGCGACAAAATAACTAATTGATGTTTGACCTTCATTTACTGTAATTGTACCGCTTCCACTATAACTCTTAACCGGTGTCTTATTGGTAGCCCCAATTATTGTACCATTATTAACAAGTTGTAATGTTGTATACTGATTGAACGATGATAATCCATTTGAACTCGTTCCCATGATAATTGCTGGTGAGCTTACAGATGTTGAGCCGACAACACTGTTATTTGTTAGAATAATGACAAATGGTATGTTTGGCTCAGTTAAGCTATGACCATAGTTTTGTCGAGCGTAGGTACTGGCATTATCAAAAACGTTATAGTTGTTAACAGGTGTAGTTATTGCAAGTAAAATAGGAAATGCAAAACGTTTACCATGAAAAGGATCAAAATTGATTCTTTTAGTTATTGAAATAGGAAGTGATGGATTAGATGGTGTTACAGTTTGCTGTAATGCCAGCGATGAACCACCAGGTGTATATGTTTTAAATAAATCACCATAATATGTATCTACTGCAACACGCGAACCATCAGAGTATGACTGATACAAATACAAAGCGTCAGCTATAGCCTGTAGTGATAATGGACCACTAGAAGGTAGTGAATTAATATTATTAGGCATAGTCCTAATTATTTATTAAAAGCCTACAATTGATATATTATATGCTGTTAATACCGGTACAAACGAGAAGTTTACTTGAATGCTTGATAAATTAGGCACAATAATCGTTGGATAAACAATTTGATTTGTACTGTTGTCAATAACCGTTGTAAAGACGTTTTTAGTGCTTAAGTTATGATTAACAGTAAAGCTTGAAACAGTACCATTACCGAGTGTAGAAGAATATCTATTACCAGGTAATATTGCAAAATTTGGTGAACTTAAAGTACCATATACTGTCTGATTCCCGTTAATAATGCTATTGTTTGCAACACTTGTTCCGTTTACAATTGAGCAACGTGAAACTGAACAATAAGCACTTAGTGCACCGTTTGCAAAGATTGTATTACTAGCACTAAGATTTGACACACAGAGATTAGTTGAACAAATATTACCGCTGGCAATAATATTATTCACATATGTATAACCTGAATAGGTAGCAGTTATATTTGTACCTAAAATAAAAGCACCACTCACACCAGGCGTTATAGTATTATTACATCCACCGGCGATGTAATTGTAATAACTTGTATTACTATTAATTGTGTTACAAACACCACCGATAATACTACTATAGGTACCGGAATTTGTATTCTTATAACCACCAACAACAATTGAAGCTGATCCTGTAACTGAATTTGTACAACCACCACCGATAAAACCATAGGCACAAACAGTATTATTATTACCACCTAGTACACTACCATAAACAGAATAGGTCGTATTATTTGAACCACCACCTATTATCGAGCCACTACCATTTGCAGTATTTCTATAACCACCAACAATACTACTATAAACACTGCTTGTTGTATTGTTAAAACCACCACCTACCGTACTACCGTTATTTGTTGTTAAGTTGTTACAACCGCCAGTAATAACGGAATAATTACCTGACGCTGTATTATTACCATTGGTAGGGCGTATAGTACCAGTACCTGCACCCGGACTATAGAGAGTATTTTGATAATACAGATTTCCTGAAGCTGAAATATCACCAACTACTGTCAAGCTTGATGATGGGTTCATACTTCCAATACCGACATTGCCGTTGGAAGTAATACGAACACGCTCATTACTTGCAAGAGTCCCACCGGTATGGAAGAGAATATTTGCATTAGCTGCTGTACCAATAGCGAGGTTTTTACTCTGTGTGTAAAGATATGCATCGCCTGCACCAGTTATACCATAACCAGGTGCAGCGTAGGTACTACTATTAATACCAGCGTTGAGATAGTTTTGTGTATCAGTACCATTATCAGCTGTAATAACTATATCCGAGGAAGCATATATACCGCTATTGGTGTTTTGTACATTTACCTGTGCGTAGCAATTGGTATTAGCAAAAAACTGACCAATAGTATTAGGCAATGTTGTACCTGATACACCGACACTTAAGAAGGTTGGAAAGGCATTCGCTGAATATACGTACCCTTGCGACGATAGGTTATTTACGAATGCATAATTTGATAGATTTGATGTAATACTTGATCCTAATGCAAAGGAATTACTACCAGATAGACTGTTGTTTGTACCACCAAGAATAGAAGAATAATTTCCTAAAACATTATTATTTGTACCGTTTAATATGCTTGAATAACAACCTGAGGATGTATTAACACTACCACCTACAACTAAAGCGCTGTAGTTCGACGCTGTATTAAAGAGGCCAGCTAATACAGCTGAATAACCGCTTAAAGCGCGGTTACCAACATTTGATGCAATAGAGGATATATTTGAATTGAATGTATATGGCTGGGATGAAATCTTACTAAAAACTGTTTGGTTATATGAATAAGTTGAAGTTGCACTATTAGCTGTAACAAAACTATATACAGCGTTTATTTCATTCCAACTCGCACTATTAGCGCATACCGCTGTATATGATGTGTTCCAGTTAGCACTATTTGCTACTAGAGTTGTAAGTGATAATTTGCCACCGTACCATAAACCGCTATTACCTGATACTGTTGTATAGGTGGAATTCCAATTTTTACTATCAATACCAGAAAGTGAACCAACTACTGAAACACCGTTAAAGAATGTTGTATTACCGGAGAGTGTATTTTCAATTACGGCAGGAGCCGGTGTATTTAAATTACCTACTAAAGTTACCGGTATTGCATATTGAATGCCGGATAGCTGGACAATAAGAGAGCTTGTAGGGTTAAATCCAATAGTTGCTGAGAGTACAGGAACTGGTATACTAATATTTGAAAGTGTATTAAATGCTGTATTGAGGGCACCAGTTGCGTTAATATTACCTACAACATTAAAATCACCAATAAACGGTTCAGCAGCTGAAGCGATCGGATCAGTAGCTGAATCAGGGTAACCAGCGGTAGGCAGGGTATGGTGATTCTTTCTATGAAGCTTATTATGGAACCGGGCGTTGTCAGACATGATGTTTAAGATTATTTATTGATAAATCCTTAAAATAGTAAGGGCTAGAATACTTAATAATGAAAGATTAAATATATACGTGTCTATGAGACACAAATATGAGATTGATTTTATCAGCTCTCTGTTATATGTTCCCTACGTATATAGAGAATCTTAGAGAAGACGTACGTTATATTTTGAGAAAGAATAAATATTAACGTGGAGTTTTTAAAGAAAATATTTCAGCGAGAAGCTGTTACAGAAAATACTGTTATACCACAGTATCATACTATTTTTGGTTTTACGACTAATAATAATATAGCTGCTACAGCTATTGATATTGTATATTGGTTTATTATTTTTGTAGCGTATTGTTTTGCCTTTCACGCACTTAATGTAATTCTTATTAGCTGGAACTGGATATTGATCGCATTGGCAAGCTTTGCTGTAGTTGGTTTACCGTATTGTGTTAAGATTATTTTATTCGGTAGAAAACAATTTCCTTTTAAGGCAGCTATATTGAGCTTATTTTTAAGTCTTTTACCAACGATCTTTGATTTTGCAGGTTTGTATTCTGAAACCGGTGTACAGGATAGTTTAAAAGATAGCAAAGTTCAAATTACAGATACACTATCTTATTTTGAAGCAGAAAGCAAAAAAGCCGTACAACAACAACAGCTTGAAATTAATAATGAAGGTAGAGATAAGAAAGCAGAAGTAGAAAAAGCTGTTTTGACCAAAACAACAACACTCAAACAACAGGTAGAGGACGCCAATCAAGAGGTAATTGACGAGCGTCAAGGGGTAAAGGGAAAGGCCGGTGACGGTCCAAGGACTAAAGAGCTTCAATCTCAGGTTCGTAAACTTCAAGCACAATCCGATATTGAGTTGCAGTCGTCAAAAGCTGAGCTTAAAAAGCAAGACGATACAATCGATCAAGAGGTGGCAGAAAAACTTCAAGCTCTTGAAAAATCAAACAAACTATTAGGTGATAAAATTATCACGTGTAAGAAAGCTATTAATGAAACAACGAACTTTAAAGAATTAGAAATTTCTGTTATTGAGGCTAATAGCCTCATTTCATCAATTGCATCAACATTAAACACGAAATTTGTACCAATAAAAATTTTAGGAACGGATAATATTATTAAAGTATCATTTACAGCTCTAACTAATGCCGATATTACAGCTCTAGTATGCTTTCTTTTAGCTTTTCTTATGGAGATAGGTGATATTATTATTGTCTACACTATGCGTTATGAGAAGAAAGTTTCCATACCTCTTATCAAGAAAGAAGATGAGTTTGTACACCGTGTTAAGTACACGAAGACATACGAAGGGTATTAAGCTGCTTTATACTTCTTAGAGAAGTGCTTAGCTGTAGATAGACAATGTTTAGCGTATTGACAGTGATCACAACACCGGTCAGAATTAAGATAGAGTTGAGGTGCTATGCACGAACCATTTTTAGTATTATCAATAATATAAGCTTCTTTTGACGGGTATACTTTTGGTTCCTTTGGTATCCATTTAACAGAAATTTGCTGTACCTCTTCAATAGTAAGCTTCTTATTGCGGGGTTTTTTGAGCAATTTCTGACGTGCAAGTACTTGATGGTCAATAGAGAATGGTTTCAGTCCAGGTGGTCGAAGCTGTTTCTGTACTTCCTCTGGTGATATACGCTGACGTAGAAGACGCTTAGCATCATTTCCTACATAGTTTTCAATAAATGTAGGTAGATCACCGAATTTCTTAATACCCTTTGCAACACCTGCTTTTGATACACGTCGCTCTAAGCCTGATACAATACAGGCCATAATCCTGCTCTTAGGCTTATTATCATCTACGATAGTAGCCTTTACTTTTGCTGGCTTCACCTTTGCAGGCTTTACCTTTTGCTTTGGAAGTTTTTTGACCTTAGCTCGTTTCATTGGATGTATATTATGTAGGCAAAAGACAAATTTCAAGCTTGATTTTTAAAAATTTTAATTTTATTATTCGAACATGCCTTACATTAA